AAGTCTAGCCCAGTAGACAAGTTTGTCCAAACGCTTGAGATCGTTGCGCTGGTGGATAAGTCAATAACCCTAAAGTTCTGGATTGTTAGTCCAGCAGCAGCTACACCTGTAAAAGCTATCTTTGAAATCCAGTTGCTTATCGCAACGTAGCGTGTAACTCCAATTTGTTCGACAGCAGTTTCAATGTTGTTTAGATGCGCAGTTTGTAAAACTTGTTCATTAAAAGAAGCAGATCCTCCTGAAGGTGCAATAACACTTAACTGGTCTAATAAACTTCCTGGAGCAACTATAGTCATAATAATTCCTTAATAATTTTTACTAAAGACTACCACTAAATTACACACTTGTAAACTCTCCATCAATAACTAACTTCTGATGAGCAATATCTGTAACACTTTGAGTACCTAAAGTAATAGCTTTTAACTGTTGAGCACTAAACTCAGCCATAGTAATTCTTAACTGTTCAACCATACTATCACTCTTAATACCAATATCTAACTCTATCTTAGTATTCTCAGGTGGTTTTAAATGAGACATAACCTTATCATAGGAGAATGCTCTATCTCTTGCAGGAGCTTTAGGATCATTAGCTATTTCAAACAAACCATACAATGATTTGGTGTACAACTCTTGGTGTAATACATGGTGAGGTATAAGGGTCTGTGCAAATATAAGATTAACTAATTTATTCTTATTGTACATTGCAGCATACGAACTCATATCTTTAGGAGTTGTATTTTTATTAATAAACTCTTGATGTCTATCAGGAAATGTTTTTAAATATGCTTGTAAGTTACCTTCACCGAGCAACTTAAAACTAACATACTTAACAGCTTTTAAATAATCACCTATCTTAAACTTACCATCTCTCATAACTCCTGTATAACTAAGTAAATTCTCCTTAAAAGCTTCATTAGCAATAGGATCACTTAAAGCATTATTAATCTCATCCATAACCTCTTGAGTAACAGTACCTTTAAACTGTTTAGGTAATAAAGCTTTAAATTGTTCTTCACTAATTAAATCATTACTCATTATTAAACTCTACATTCTCACAATAAACCCAATCAATAATAGATTCATTATTAGTTAAATAACTTAAATCAAACTGATACTTCCATACATTACCTTTACAAAATACTAATACATCAAACCAAGTAGTTAATCCTTTACTCATCTTAGCTAATACAGGTATATCAAACTCAGGTACATTATTCATTACTTTTTCCTTCTCTTAAAACAAGTACTTTACCAGAATCATTAATATGAATATGTTTTTCTAGTTTAGGTATAATAATATCGTACCCCCAATCTCTCATACAAATGCTTAGTTCAAACCCCTCATCAGTTTTTAATATTACTGGATTATATACCTTAGTTAAATTAATATTTAACTCTTCATCAGCAAATATATTCATTATTTCTCACCCATTCCTTTATTATTTTCATCTTCTTTATCATCATCAAATACTTCATCAATATCCTTCTCAGGTAACTTAGTATCATTAGCTAACTTTTTCCATTCTTCTTCAGTAACTTGTCTATTTAAATTCATCTTAATCCTCATTATTACTATATTTTCTATAGCCAATATACTCACCTAACCCGATAGTATCTTTATCGCATATATGTTCATGTGGAATACCTGTATGTGGATTTTCTTTTTTTATCAAAGTAAGGGATTCAAATATTAAATTACAACATTTACATTTGTATATTCTTTTAAAATTCATTTTATACTCCTACAAATTGACCTTCGGTCAATATTGTGAAAAAGATTAGTTATATAACCATACTTGAATACCTTTTAATAAGCATTCATCTGGTAATTCTAAAAGTATTTCTTTGCTTAAATCAGGAATAAACAATGAGTATTTTTCAGGTAAACTATTATTTAAGTAATCTTTAGTAAGCCATAAATGCACATTAGTATAATCATGCTCTAAGTTTAATTTATTTAATACTTGCTTTAGTATGCCTTGATTTTGTAATTCTTGTAATGTAATAGTAATGTTAAACATCAAACTCTACCTCATATTTTGGTATCTTCTTATCTGAACCAGTTAAATAACATCTATCCCATTTCTTAGGATGAGTATGTTTACTTTGATTTAACTTCCATTCAATCCAATTAAGATTCTCATAAGTATGTTCCCTATCAATAGGTTCTACTTTAACAATCCTACCTTTATATTCCCAATTAATATGAATCATTTTGTAAACCAATAAATAAATGTATTTATAATATTTCCATGAATAAGTTTTCTAATAAAGTTTTTAACATATTTTTCTTTAAATGTTTCTACAGGATACCCATATTTATCTATTACTTTCATTTGTAATCTCTTTCTTGTTTAGGATAATTCCATAAATTAATAGGAGGAAATTTAAAATCAGTATAATAAATCATTTATTAATGCCTTCTTTAATATGTTCAAGCTTCTCTACTAAACTACGGACAATAGCTTCAATAGTTCCGCTAGGAGTATCACAGTAAAACTCGCTAGAATCTACATTAGTAATAAGACTTAAGCAAAGTTTCTCTAATTTAAAGAATTCTTCTTTAGTATAAATAGTGTTATTTAACAAGTCCTTTAATTTATTAGCTTGTGAAATATCAAAACACTCACAAATAATATGACCAGGTTTACGTTCTTCAATTGTTGTATCTATAACCGAAGCTTCAAAACAACAATGATTTGATACAGATTCTTCTACAACTACATATTTCATTTATAACTCTCCAATAATTCCCTAATAACAATTAAATTCATATACTCTTCATCAGTCCATACAGGATGTGAATTAAGTAAACCATGTTTAACACATCTATAAACCAATGATAAATGTTTATCAGTTAGTTTAACTTCATGTATTGTAGAAGGTACTTCTTCAAATTTAGAATCATGCATTATAAGATCCCTTTTTCTTTAAATATTTTATAAGCAGATTCCCAAGTAATTAGCCCATCATAAGGTAAAGCAGTTGGCACTATGCTTGTATTAGGTGATACATAACACTGAGCTAACTTTTCAAGTAAGTCAATTAACTCACAAGGATGTTTAAATTCTAAGGTAATTTTCATAATAATCACTTAAGGTTTAGTAAGGGTATAGTATAATCTATAAAAATTAAGATAGTCCAGCATTTTTTAGGAATTTAAACCATGACAAATAATTACAAGCAAATATTAAGTCACATACTTAGCTATGAAGCTAAGAAATATGATGCACCATGTAGTGCAAATACACATTTAAACCATGCAATATATTTATTATTTAAAGAAAATAATGATGTGGAAGGGTTTACTGAGGAGAGTTTAGAACGTATTGAAGAAGCTTTAGAAGAGATGAAATTACTAGGAGTAGTAAACCAAGAATATTAATTTGAGATAGGTTTAAGGAAAGAACTTTTAAAATTTTAGAAAAGTTTTTAGGAAAAAGTTTTAGTAAAAAATATAAATTATGTATCAATGCATAGGAGAATTAACATGTCACACGGTAAACAAATAGCAACAGACTTAGAAGTATTACTTGGTTTTAAAGAGGAGTTTATAGTAGATGATATTCCTAGAGATGAGCGTATGGCTCTTAGATGGAATTGTCATATAAAACAAGTTTATACTTTATGGAATAAATCAAGATTTAATAAGTTAATAGATTGTGGAGTAACTCTTAGATCTGGTTGGCTTACAGAAGAAGGAGAAAAAAGATTAGAGGAATTATTAAAATAATTTTTAGAAAAGTTTTCAAGATTTTTATAAATTATGTATGAATGCATTACACACACCAGAGTAAGTTTATTTTAAACATATCCCCCCATATCAATCTACATTCCTAATTCTCAACATACTCCCCACCATTGATTGATACTGTACCTACTGGTACTACCGTAGCTCTTGTACTCATATCATGTCGCTATGGTCATTGTATGAGCTATATGAGCTATGTATGGTGTATGTATGACTGCTATTAACAGCATGTTTCTATATACTGGATCAATGTTGATCTGTTTCCTTTGCAAAGGTGAGTATTATGAGTATTAAACAAATGTTAGGTGCTGTGACTGGTGCTGTTGGTTCAACTATCATCAACGGTGGTAAATCCATTGATACAACTTTCGAGTTGGTTAATGAAGGCTTAGGTTATGCCTTAAAAGAAATGAAGGTTGCTTCTGAAGATCAAGCCATTGATCATGTTGAAGCTCGTGCTAAGAACTTAGTTCGTATGTCAGATGCTGTTGCTAATGCTGCATTGTCAATCAAAGCTGCTAACGATAAGCTCGAAGCAGCAGGCATTACCAAAGAGGAAGCTGAACAAATCAAAGCTCTACTTACTGCACCAATGAAGTCTTAAACCAACTTACCTACATCCTTAATTGGGTGTAGGTATTTAAGTTCTTTAAAAGCAATATTTTATATAATGAATCAAATTCGATTCTATCTCTGATCAGGAGTATTACCATGAACATCTTCAAACAAACCATGTGCATCATTGCAGGTCTATTCGCATTAGCTGCAAATCTAACTGAATTCATCAATAATTATTTAACTTTGATTGCATTCAGATTACATCTAAAAAAAGACCTTGCATACAAAACTCGTGATGGTTACATCACCAGAGTTGATATTGGACAAGATCCATTCTAAACCAAAGCTCTATGTGTCCTTAATTGGATGCATAGAGTATTAATTTCTTCTGATTACACTTACACATAAGATAGTAAGATACCTAAGATAGGAAGTAATACTTATATATTAATATACTACTTTACCCTTTGGGGTAATACATTATATAAACCAATATTTACTATTGTCAATAGGTGAAGTAAATATATATTTGTGTGTTTCACACACTTACTTACAATTATTTATGTATTTATATTAAAGTTGGCATAGTAATTAATCATACAATAATCATGCCAAGTTTTAATAAAATAGTAACTTTATCTCTCTTTCCTAAACACACACTAAACACTATGCAATTACCTATTAAATACTCTGAAACACATTACTCAATAAGAAAACTTGTTAGAGAAGAATATATAAAATTACAAAACAACTTATGTTGTCATTGTAATAATCCATTAGATTCTAAACCAAGTTTAGATATATTAAACCTTAGTATAAACAAAAGGTTATTTCCTAAAAACTTCTTTAATTATCCAATTCATTTACATCACGATCACAACACAGATCTAACTATTGGAGCTGTGCATTGTGAATGTAACGCTGTTTTATGGCAATATCATGATGAATAATCTAAACAAAATCCTCTTTTTCTCTTTCTTTAAAATTTCAACTTTCACTTATATTGAAATTCACTAAAAGCATGTTTTTATATAACGAAAATAATCACTTATTCTAACTTTGGAGAATTACAATGTTCCTTACTGACGAAGAATTAGCAGAATTAGAACGTCTATTATCTGCTTTGTAACACTAAACCCTATTTCATTACTTTAGAGTATTTATTACTATAGATACTCTATAAACCAAGAGGTATTATTATGTCCTTATTTACAGAGACTCATCTTCCTAAAAATGAAGAAGATATAGCTTTATGGCTTAAAGAATCTGAACAATATGCTAAAGATAAACATGTTGAGTTAGAAAACAAACGTATTCAAAAACAATTAGAGAATCAAAATGAAAACAGTTCAAATAAGAGAAAATCTCTTTAATGCGCAATACTTAGTATTGTGTCAACAACGTATTGCTAATCACAAAGCAATGCTTCAAGCAAGAGCTAATGCTTTAGTAGCAGTAGCATATTGTGAATCTAAAGACTTAGTAAGAGAATGGTCTGCTAAGTCACTTCTTAAAATGTGTGTATGGGAACATGCACATTACAACAACTTAAAACATGTTCATCAATAACATTCTTACCTACATCGAAAGGTGTAGGTAGTTGTAAAGCTCTAAAAGCATGTTTTTATATAATGAAAAATATCACTTTAATTCCTATTTTGGAGAAATATCATGTCACAAGAAAATCAAATCAAAGCTTTAGCTACACTGAAAGCAGCTCCTGTTAGTACAACTATTGATGAAGTTGCTAATGCTAAATACAAAGACTTTAAAGTTATCAATGTTGGTGTTATTACTAATGCTGCTAAAAACAGCTATCAGTACATCACTGCAACTGATGGTGTTAAAACCATCACTGTTCCTATCTCTTGCAAACCTGGTATGGAAGCCACATTCCTTATCACTGCTCAAGGTGAACACGCAATTCGTATGACTTTGAATCCTCAATTTGGTTTAGAACCAAAAGCTTCTAAATACAGCTTCCGTGTTGTACATCCACAAACTTCTGTCGAAGAGTTGGACGCTATTTTCGACTTGTAACAAATCACTTCCCTTACCTTCATTGGTTTGGGAAGTTCTTTTTCTTTTTGTTGCGTTGTTAGATAGTCAAACGCTCTAAAAGCATGTTTTTATATAATGAAATGCTTGTTTGCATTCTCACTTCCTTTTCGCTTCCATTTTTGGAGATAGTTATGTTTAGTTATGCTCATGTTGAACTATTTGGTTTAGATTTAACAAATCTATGTAATAACGATTTAAATAAGATAGCACTTGTAAGTGCTGAAGCATTACATGTATTTGATCATGTAATATCTAAGTCAGGAATGATTTGGTTAAATATGTTAGAAGCTTTTGGTGAAAATAAAATAACACTAAAAGTGTTAGAAGAATTTGTCTTTAACGAAGATATGCGCAGATACGGAAATGATACTAACTTTATGGAATGCTATTACTATCCACATGAAATGTGTTCAATTCATTCATGTATTAATACAGTAATAGCGTCTGCTGTAAATCAAAAAGCTTCTATTAAAAGAGAAGAATTAAATAAAACAGGTATTGAGAAGGTATTTATTAAATACTTTCCTAATAAAAAACTTAAATTTCATTGGAGATAGTCTCATGTCAGTATCAGTATTAAAATTAACAAATGAATTGATGGCATTCAATTTAACAAACATTTCAAAAATGGTATTAAAGGGTAGCAATATTTGGTTTGTACATTCTGGAGTTACTTATTCAACCGATGAATATACTCCTAATAGCAGACACTTAGATATTCATCCAGGTGTTATTGGAGATAAAGAACGTAACGATGATGCAGAAGTTGTAAACTTCTGGAGTGCTTATATTAATCAGTAGTTGGAGATAGCTATGTATCAATCAGTAAAGATAATTAGTGCAGTTAGTCATACATCATTAGATGTATATGTTAATAATAAGTTCATTGAAGAGTTAAAGGTATTAGCTCGTAGTACAGGTAAATTAATGTTTGCTATTGATAATAAACCAAACATTAAAATAACTAAGTTCACATCTAAACAAGTTGTATTAGATTGGATTAAAAACTTAGTTGTTGATCCATTGTATTAGGAATTCACAGACAAGGATGTCTTTCATTGGAGATAGTAATGATAACCATCGTAAGAGTAAGTGATAAACAAAAAGAAAATACATATCGTTGCTACTGTGGAAGAGCAGGTAAAGGTCAAGAAGGATTATTAGGTAATCCATTTGCAGCTAATGTAGATCACAGTAATAGAGATGAAGTATGTGACAAGTATCAAATCTATTTTGATTTTCAACTGGAATGTAATAATCCAGTACTTATTAGTAAACTTAATGAGTTAGTTGAAATAGCTAAAATTCAAGACATTGAATTAGCTTGTTTCTGTCAATCACCTAAAGATGCAGTAAAGAAAAAATGTCATACTGAAACGATTAAAGCTTACATTGAACAACAATTGGATGAAGCTGAAGAAGATATTCATATCTTAAACCAAGCAAGAGAAATTGAATTATCAACTTATTAGGAATCAATGCCAAGGATGGCTTAACTAAATTGGAGAATAAACCATGTCACAAATTCAACTAGGGTCGTATGTATCCTATAAAAATAAAACATACATTGTTAGTGCTATTAATGATACTAAACTAATGATTGTTTCACCTACAGCTAATACTCTTCAAGTAGGAATTAAGAGTGTTGAAGTATTAAACCATGAACCAGCTAAGATAGTCTCTTATAGAGATTCTAATTACTTAACTACTGCTAAAGGATTAATTATTAGTTTAACAACTAATAAGATTATGAAATGGAATGAAACTGATGGTAATAGAATTGCTATCTTAAATGAATTAAACCAAGAACAAATAGGTATTTAAAATGAATAGTTTAACTATATTTACATTTGGATTTAGAACCTTAACAGGTAAAGTTTATTATGTAAGAGCTTTTTTAAGAAGTGAAGCATTAAAAATCTTACATAGACATCTTAAGGTTAAACCAACTATTACAATTGTATATTGTAAATCGGGTATGACTCCTTATTTTGAAGGAATTAAAACAATTAATTAGTAGTATTTAACAGTAATAGAGAGTGTGCTCACGCACACTTTCTTACAATCAATTGGAGATAGTTTATGAGTGACTTAGATACTTTAGAGTTAGTTGTTGAACAAATGTTACAAGAGGATACTTATTCAAGGAAGAATATTTGTTGGAAGGTAAGAGAAGAATTAGTCTTATCCTTTCCTAGTAAGATTGAACAATGTAAACAATTAGTAATTGATTATTTATTAGATAGTCATTCTTATCTCGATAAAGAAGGAGAGGTTAAATATACTGAAAAGAAAATGTTTTGTACAAGAATCTTATCTTTATTTAAAGAAAAGATTAATCCAGATGATTATATTATTGAAGTTCTATTAGCTTGTTGTGATACTGATAAACAATCATTTCAAGCTGTAGTAGGTAGAATTAAGAATTTAATTAGTTTGGATTCAAATATGGTTAATGCTGTTAAACAAGTATTAGCTTGTGAGATTTATCTTAAAAAAGAAAAGAAATGGGTTCTTACTTATGAATCTATTTTAAACCAAACAAAAGAAAGAGTTGTGCATGATGAAGAACTTGCTAGTGTTGTTAATGCATTAGTTAGTTCTGTTAAAGTAAAAAGCTTTGAAGATGTAATTAAAGATTTAACTAATATAGTTAAGTTTAATTCTGAGTTGTCTAAAGTAAAGATAGCAGCAGATATTATCTCTGCATTATCTAAGAGTGACTTGTTTAATATAGTTACTCATAGAGATGGAACATTACATGTTGAATCAATGATTGAGTTTAGTGATAAGTTACAGAACTTTATTCAAAAGACAATGTATATTCCACCATTCATTACTAAACCAAAACATGTAATAAATAATAGTGATTGTGGATTCTATACAATTAAACAACATTGTTTATTGAAGAAACATAATCAACATGATTTACCTATTCCTTTGGATGTACTTAATATTCAGAACTCTATTGAGTTATGTATTGATATTCCTGGTTTAGAGTATGACGAAGAATTTGAATGGAAACCTAAGCATGACAAACTTAATGAGAAACAAAAGATTGATTTAAAGGAGAACTTTGAGAAACAGAAATTACAATCATGGGATATTTACCATGATGTAATAGAAAGAGGTAATCTCTTTTATCTAGCACATTCATTTGATGCTAGATTAAGGTTATATCCATTAGGGTATCATTTAAACTATATGAGTTGTAAATATAAACGCTCATTAGTAAACATTAAAAAGGAATATACAATTCCTACAACAAGATCATTTCAATTAATGGAGATTTAAAATGAATTATGCTGATTACAAAAATAACAAACCTTGGTTAAGTAAAGATGAATTTACTTGGGTATATGTGTATTCTAAAGGTAGTAAAGTTGATTATTTATCTTTAGAAGACTTTCGTAAAAAATACAAAGATACTAATCTTGTATTTGAAAAAGAATTTAATGAAGTTGCGTATAAGCAAATGCAGAAAGAATACAACGAAGAAGAATCACGTTGTTACAATCAATTTAAACAAGACCTGTTAGAGGAATATTACGTAACTGACAATCCTAAAGCAGAGAAATGTTTCTCTATGGCTTGGGAAAAAGGACATTCATCAGGGTATGAATCTGTAGCAAATGAGTTTGATGAATTAGTGGATTTAATACAATAGGATTTAACAACAAGGATGTTTAACTTAATTGGAGATTTACTATGTTTCAAGAATATACACCTTACGAATGGTTATTATATAGTACAGCTCAAAATGCGGGTTTAAAAGGAAGTTACGAAGAACTAATGACTTGGACTGAAGATAACTTATCTCAGTTAGAAGATTATGAAGTAGCTGCTGATAATCATCCTATGTTTATGAAGGATGTAAGAGCTATTAGGAATGTACAAAGAGGTAATATGATTAATCATATTATTTATCTTGATGCAACTTTTAGTGGCTTACAAGTTATGTCCTTAATGCAAGGATGTAGAAAGTCTATGGAACAATGTAATTTAATTGACACTGGAGTATGTCAAGATCCATATACTAATGTTATACCAACGATGAATGAAATGTTGCCTAAAGAGAATTGGATTACTTTAGGTAATGAACCAGGACACTTAAATAGAAAGGATCATGTTAAACCTGCAACAATGACTCTTGGATATAAAAGTAAAGCTAAACCAATAGAAATATTTGGTTATAATACTCCAGAGTTAAAAGCATTCTTTGCTGCTATTAAAAAGAATATGCCTGCATTATTAGACATTCCAGATGAACTTATAAACATGTGGAATACGGAATCAGGTGAATATCAATGGAGTAAGTTCTTTAGTAAAGTAAAAGCTAGATGTTTAACTAAACCAGATAAGTTTAGAGATCCTCATAGGATACAAAACATATATGGTTTGAAAGGTAGTTTTAGTTATCTATTAGATTCAAGAGGTGAACCAACTAATTATGCAGTACCGATTGTAGCTAATGTTGTTCAAGGAGGAGATGCAGATCTTACTGACGAAATGATTATTAGATGTGAGGGTACTGGATTTAATATTTTAACTATACATGATGCGTATGGATGTCAATTACCTAATGTAAACAAAATGAGAAGACACTATAACAACATTACTGCTGATTATTACGAAGGCAATGTCATGTCTCAATTAGTCAAAGACTTAATGGGAATTGATTATGATTATAAACAAAAAGAACTTGGATTAGGCGATCTAATCCGTGATGCTAATTATGCATTAAATTAACATTAACCCCTTTAGCTTATGCTATTGGGGTTTTATTTTTTAGGATTAGATATGTATAACTCATTAAGTTTTGAACCAAAGAAATATCAATTATCTATTGCATTAGATTATGATGAAACATTTACAGCAGATAGAGAATTATGGACTCTATTTGTATTTGCTGCTATTAACAAAGGATATAAAGTAACATTTGTTACTTACAGACATAAATCATTAAATAATGAAGATATTATTGCTGATGCTAAACAATTAGGTATTGAAATAGTATTTACTGAAGGTAAACAAAAATCTACTTGTTTTAAAGCAGATATTTGGATTGATGATAGTCCTATTACAATTCCTTCTATTGAAGCTATGGGAGATTTTTATGATAAGAACTTATAAACCAAAACATAAATTTAATATATCTAAGTTGCTTAGATTCTTTAAGCAAATAGAACCTGAAGTAGAAGATTATTATTTTGAAGTAGAAGGTCTATGTAGACAATTCTTTTACAATGAAAACATGCGAGATATAAAAGAACATATCTTTAATAGATTACCTATGCATATTTCAAAATCTAAATTAACTTTAGGATTCTTAATATGTGAAGGAAGTATCTTAAACCATACAGATAAATTATCTAATACTTGTTTTATTATTCCCGTTAGAATTCATAAAAATAATTACTTTAGTGAAGACTATAAAGATAAATGTTTACAAGTAGGAATGATTTATTCTTTTAATGATTATCTTTCTCATGGTTTGTATGTTTCAAATAGTAGATGTATTACTTATTTGGTTCATGTTTCTTTTTAATTAAAATACTGTGCTTCGCACAGTATTGTGAAAAAAGTGATATGTTTATTATTACTTTTATTTTCTTTTCTTATTGGAGATTATTATGCATTACTTAGCTTGGTTTATATTTATTGTTTTATGTATATCTGAAACTCTTTCTCAAGTAAAACTTGTTAGAGCTAAAATATATTACACTGGTGATTGTTTAAAACAGCATAAACTTACTATGATAGTGTGGTTGTTAGATTCTATTTACTTAGCTTATTACTACTTTGGAATGTGATTAAAATGAAAAAATTAACACTTGAACAAGCTTTAAAAACACCTAATATTGCTTTTGAAGTTAAACCACATCAAGCAGAAAGAGTTATCACTGCTTTTAATTTAAATAGGGCAGATATACCTGATATTAGGTATGCTAGAACAAATTCTAAAGGATTATATGAAGGTTGGTACACTAATTCAGCTCCTAAAGATGAGTGGTTTAATCAAGCATATACGTCTATTATGGTAGAAATTATTGAAGAAGAATCTGATGCATTCAATTCACAACAAGAAGTATGGCAATGGTTATCTTCTAATGAAGGTAATAAGTGTTTATGGGATAACAAAGTAATTATTGGATTTAAAGATAGTATTTTATGGAATTTTTCAAGGAATATTATTTCAAATTTGAATACAAGTAATTCATCTGAATTTACTAAATACAAAGAACCTGAATATATAACTGTTAATGGTTTTCAAGTTCCTAAACCGATTAAAGAATTAAATGAATTTAAACTAGCTAATTTACTTATTGAAGAAGGTATTCATTCTAATTCAGAGAATGCTTATATTCATGCACAAGCAATGTTAGGTTATGTTGATTTGTAATTTAACTAATACCCTTTCAGTAGGGTATTTTTATGTCTAAAGGAAAGTGAATGAACTTAACTAAAGAAGAGTATCAAGATAAGATACCTAAATGCTGTGAATTTCAAATAGTAGAACAACATTTAGAATCATTATTACTATGCTGGAGTATAACAAAAGCTATTGAAGAAAATAGAGAAGTTAATTGTGGTAATTGTGAATTTAATAAAGTAAATGAGCTACGCTCATTGTTGTGAATAAATATTAATTATTGGAGAATATCATGTTTGCATTAGGTGTACATAATCCTAAATTCAGTCAGAATATAGGTCATATTTTAAGAGCAGCAGATGCTTATGGTGCATCGTTTGTTGCTTACTCAGGTAATCGTAAAGCAACTTCATGTTGTGATACTACAAAGGCAATTAAACGTATTCCTACAGTGTTCTGTGATAGCTTATGGGATGTAATTCCTTATGGTTTAGTTCCAGTAGCTGTAGAACTATGTGATGATGCAGAATCATTAATTGATTTTATTCATCCTAAGAATGCTTTTTATTTCTTTGGAGCAGAAGATGCTACATTAGGAAAACTTACTTTAGAAAGATGTAAACATAAAGTTTATGTGCCTACAAGTATATGCATGAATTTAAGTGCATGTGTAAATGTAGTTTTATATGACAGATTGAGTAAACAGAAATGAAATTACAAGGTTTTGAAACAACAGAAACATGGAATGCTACTGGTTTAGTCTATGGAAGAAATTGGGGATTTAACTATGGTACATATCCTTCTATATCCTTCCAGAATAACTCATACGAAGGTTTAATTGATGAAGCTAATAAAGCCTTAGCTAATGAGACTATTGATTCAGGTATGGGATTTGAGAGCATTCTAGGAGCATTACTTAAAATTACCTGTACTACATCTATAGAGATTGAAGACTATGAATTTAAACATACTTCATTTGATACTGAATTTATAGGTGATTTAACTGAAGAACAAATAGAATTTTTAGAGGAGTATTGGTATGAAAGATAAAGTGCTTAAAGGCTGGCATAAACCTGAGAATAAACAAATCTTTGAACCAAAGAAAACAGAATCTGAATTATACGAATTTGAAGATAAAAGACGTATAGAAGATTATCAACATAAACAAATTAAGAAAGGATACTAACATCTGAGTATTCTGATTCAATAACATTTGGAGACATAATTTATTATGAGTAATTATTCAAAAGAAGTATTTTCTTTTAAAAAGAAAAAATTAAGAAGTTATTTTCAAAAACAATTCAATCCTTTTAATTCATGGAATTATCTAAAAGATAAACATGAAATTCATTTTTCTAATCATTTTTTAGAAAGAGTTATTGAAAGAAACTTAGAATCTGAAACATTTACTATATCACAAATAATTGATTATTTTTATGTAAATTTCTTTTTACCATCAACATATACTGAAAGATGTTACTTAATTCAATTAGGTATATTACGAATAGCTATTCAAATTTCTTACTCTAACACTAAACAATTAAGAATTTTAACAGTAAAAACAATATTTAATTCTGATGAATCTTATGAATTTGATGAGTTAATAGAACTTTCAACAACAATAAAATATAAGGAAAACTAAGTGTATAAATATCATTCAATAGAACAATTTAGAAACTGTATCAAAGAAGTACAATTTCTATTTAAAGACCAACCTAAGTTACCTACTTTAACATTTACTGGTAGTGTAAAACTTCATGGAACTAATGCTGGAGTAGAATTACCTGCAAATATTCCTCAATCAAGAAATCAAGTATTAGCAGAAGGTAATGATTCTTATGGTTTCTATACATTCCATAAAGAAAGAAAAGAAATATTCCAACAGATATATGATTCACTTGGTTTAGACTTACCAGTAGTTATTTATGGTGAATGGGCAGGTAAAGGAATTCAACAAGGTGTAGCTATATCTAAACTAGATAGAGCATTTTATATTTTTGGTATTAAAGTAATTACAGGAGAAGATTCTCATTATTGGATTTCAGGTAATTTCTTTTTAAACTTTCCAGATAATAATATATATGATTTACATTTAATTAAAAATTATGAAATTGATGTAGATTTTAATCATCCAGAATTGTCAGTTCCTGAATTACAAGAATTAACTTTAGAAGTAGAACAAGAATGTCCTGTATCTAAGGTGTTTGAAGTATCAGGTATTGGTGAAGGTATTGTATGGGAACATATTACTGAAGATGGTCAAATGCTATCCTTTAAAGTTAAAGGAGAAAAACATTCATCTAGTAAAGTAAAAGTATTAGCAAATGTAGATATTGAAAAAGTTAATTCTATTGCTGAATTTGTAGATACTGTATTAACAGAATCAAGATTACAACAAGCATGGAATGAATTAAACCAACCTACTATTAAAGAACTTGGTTTGTTTTTAAAATGGATTAATAACGATATTGTTAAAGAAGAATCTGATACTTTAGTAGCTTCTAATTTAACTATTAAAGATGTTGGTTCAGCATTGTCAAAACAAGCTAAACAATGGTTTTTATCAAAACAAAATTAAGGAAATAATAATGACACATTATATTTATAATGGAAATAATGTATCTATTGCTCCAGAAGGTGCTTTAGATATTAGAAGTAAACTTGAACCAGTAAACTATATAGTTAAATTTAATGAAATGACTGGTCAATATAGCTTAGAAAAAACAGAAATGTTTACTCTACCTAAAAAACTGTATGGAGATATTTCTTTTAAAGCAGAAAGAATTTTAAATACTTTTAAAGATAGAGCTAAATCTACAGGAGTATTATTAGTAGGTGAGAAAGGTTCTGGCAAATCACAATTAGCTAAACTATGTTGTATCAATAGTGGTTTACCTGTATTACTTGTTAATGAAAACTTCTATGGTTCAGGATTTAATCAATTCATAGCTTCTATAACTGAACCAGTAATTATATTCTTTGATGAGTTTGAAAAGGTATATAAGAAAGAGTATCAAGAACAATTACTATCTTTATTAGATGGTAATGTAACGAGTAATACTTTATTTCTAATTACATGTAATAACGAACATGCTTTAGATGTTAATATGATTAATAGACCAGGAAGAGTGTTTTATAACATTAAATACACTGGTTTAGATGAAGCATTTATTATTGATTACTGTAAAGACAATGCAGAACATCTTACTGATAAAGTAATTTTAGTATCTAAAATTTGTACTAATTTTAACTTTGATATGTTAAAAGCTTTAGTAGAAGAATGTTTGAGATACTCTATTGAACCAGTAGATACATTAGATATGCTTAATATTAAGCCAGATACTTTAGATACTACATTTGATGTATCAATGGAATCTTCTGTACATAAATTAATTAGATGGGATTTAACTGTACGAGGTAATGTATATAAAACAATTAACGTAGAATATATTGAAGAAGATTTAACTCAAGATGATAAAGAATCAAATTGGTTAGATTTGTATTTAACACCTTCTATGTTTACAAAAGAAACTTCATTAGCAAAAGAAATATTTGTATACGAAGTAGATGGTATTAAAGTAACTCTTACTCCTAAAGTATTAGATATATTTAGTTTTAAATCATTAATGGTATAAGGAAAATAATTTGAAAACAAGAAGTGATGTAGTTATAAGACGTACTTATGCTAGACCTTTAAACGAAGAAGAAACTCAGTATGAATCTTGGGAAGATATTTGTTCAAGAGTAAGGTTACATCAAATATGGTTATGGGAAAGAGCTTTAGGTAGAGAACTTTTTGCTACAGAAATTTTAGAATTAGATGAATTCTGTGAATTAATGATAGCTAAAAAATGTTCTGTATCGGGTAGAACTTTATGGTTAGGTGGTACTGATTTATCTAAAGTAAGAGAGTCATCAATGTTCAACTGTTCAGGTATTGTTGTTGAAACAGTATATGACATGGTTGATGTATTGTGGTTACTCATGCAGGGTTGTGGAGTAGGGTTTAAACCAAAAGTAGGTACACTTAATGGATTCTTTAAACCAATAAAAGCTATTGAAGTTATTAGAACTAAACGCACTGCTAAAGGTGGTTTAGAGAATAATGAAGAATCATTTATAAATGGTGTCTGGACTATCAAAATAGGTGATAGTGCAGAAGCTTGGAGTAAATCTATAGGTAAAATTCTTGCAGGTAAATATCCAGCAGATAAGCTTGTATTTGACTTCTCTGAATTAAGACCAGCAGGAAGTAGACTTAAAGGATATGGCTGGATTAGTTCTGGTGATGAAGCTATTAGTAAAGCATTTGTTGCTATTGCTAATATTATGAATAAGAAAGCAGGAGAATTACTCTCACGCATTGATATTCTTGATATAGTGAATTGGTTAGGCACTATCTTATCAAGTCGTAGAAGTGCTCAGATTGCATTATTTGAATATGATCAACCTGAATGGGAAGAATTTGCTGTAGCTAAACAAAACAGATGTGAAGGTAATCCTCAAAGATTCCAATCTAATAATTCATTAGTATTTTATAACAAACCAAGTAAGAAAGAATTAGAATTTATTTTTACTTTAATGGAAGAAGCTGGTGGTAGTGAACCAGGATTTATCAATGGAGAATCCGCTTTAACTAAAGCACCTTGGTTTAATACCGGAAATCCATGTATGGAAATTCTTTTACCTAATAAAGGATTTTGTAACTTAACAGAAATTGATTTATCAAAATTTATAGGAGATACATCAGGTTTACTTAAAACTATTTACTATGCTGCTAGAGCTAATTATAGACAAACTCTTGTTAATCTAAAAGATGGTATCTTACAAGAAGCATGGCATCTTAATAACGAATTCTTTAGATTATGTGGTATTGGTTTAACAGGTATTGCTCAAAGACCTGATTTATCTGAATATGATCTTGAAATTATAAAACGTGAAGCTATATCAGCAGCATATTCTATGGCTGATGATTTAGGGTTACAACGTCCAAAGAATATTACCTGTGTTAATTAATATAGCACCTACATAAAGTAATTTATGTAAGAAAATTCTGTGAATTGCTGGAACACCCTTAGAGCTTTACATACCAAAGAGTAATAATTGTAAAGATTGGGCAATCAGCAGCCAAGCTTAAATAACTGTACCATTAGGTTTAACATAGTGATATAATGCAGTTACTTTTGAAGGTTCAACGACTATCCTTTTAAGGAGTACACTCAAGTGGGTGGAAGTACAGAACATCCTACAAATGAGGATGATGATATAGTCTAGTCTTATATGAAAGTATAAGCAGTTTATAAGAATAAATAATGTATAACATATATTTTTTAGTTTCAGCTGAAACTAATCGCATGTATATAGGTATGACTAAAAACAACTTAAATACAAGATTAATACAACATAAAAGTTCGGCTTTAAAAGGTAAGAAATCACCTTTATATGATTGTATGCGTAAACATGGTATAGATAATTTTATCATCTGTTTACGAAACTCTTTTTTAACTAAGGAAGAGTGTTGTTTAGCAGAAAAATACTGGATTTCTTTTGGAAGAAAAAATAATTGGAATTTGTTAAACTTAGCTGATGGTGGTGAAGGTGGTTATATAATACCTGAAGCACAAAAAGAAGAATGGCAAAAAAAATTATCTATAAAAAGACATGGAAGAAAACCAGCATTAGGAATGAAACATTCAGAAGAAAATAAAAAATTCTTTAGTGAATGTAATAAAAGAAAAATTCCTACATATCCAGAATTAAATCCGTTAGAAATAGGATTTACTGCTGCAAATAAGAAATATGGTATAAGTAAAACACATTATTATAGACTTTTAAAACGAGCTAAGTCTAACGAACTTAGTTGAATATAAACGTAAACCATCAGGTACACTAAGTAAAGTTTTTCAATGTACTGAAGGAGTAAATGCACCATTAGGAAAATACATTTTTAACAATATTAACTTTGGTAAACATGACCCTTTATTACCTGCATTAAGAGAAGCGAACTATAAAGTTTACCCTAATCCATCTGATCCAGAAGGAATCTTAGTAGCATTTCCAGCTAAATGGGATAATGTACCATTTACTAAAGTTAAAACAGATAAAGGAACTGTAGAACTTAACACTGAAACAGCTATAGATCAATTAGAAAGATATAAGAAGTATCAAGTACATTGGTGTCAACAAAATGTATCTTGTACTATTTCTTATGAACCAAAAGAAGTAAAAGATATTATTAATTGGTTATTAGCTAATTGGGATATTTATGTAGGAGTAAGTTTTCTATATAAAGCTGATCCAACTAAAACAGCACAAGATTTAGGCTATGCTTATTTACCACAAGAAGTGGTTACTAAAGAAATGTACGAAGAATATGTTTCAACGTTAAAAGAATTTGTATTACCGAATTTAGATTCTAATGATAATGAAATAGATTCTGGTGAATGTGTAAATGGAGTGTGTCCTATTAAATAACCTGAAGTGCTTCGCACTTTGTTTTGAAAAAACTCAAACTAAGAGCTTAAATTGTGACAGATAGGAAAGAACTATCTTTATTTTTAAAACACGGAGATTATTCTATGAAATGTTTATTTACAGTAAACGGAACACCTTTTGATAATAAAATGGATGCTAAAGCATTCAGAGATATTCATGGAGGTATTGTTAGTAAAGGTAAGGATCATAAAGATTTTGCTAAAAACAAGAAAACACATTATGGTTCACGACCACCTAAAAATAAAGGTGATGGTTATCCTAAAAAAAGATAAATTTAACTTAACTTAACTTAAAGAGAATTAAAATGAAAACAATATTAGTAATTTATACTAACTCAAAATTAGAATCTAAGAAAGATATTGCTAAAAATAAGCGATATTCTTTTAACACAGAGTCTGATGTGAAAGAAGGTGATTTAATTAAAACGCAAGAATACTCTACTAACTTACAAGTTGTAAAAGTATTACCTGAAGCTTTTAAATATTATAATGCTTCTACTGGTGAGCTATCTAATGAATTTAAATCTACTTTAGATTGGGAAATTCGTAGATTAGAAATTCGTGAAGAAGATGAAGAAATTATTTTTGGAGTAAAATTATAATGAGTAAAGCAAGTCGTAAAGGAAGTAAACAAAAAACAGGTAGTTCAAGAAAGAATTACTTCTCTGCTAGAACTAGATACATGACTCAAGGTTCTAAAGGTAGAACAAGATATGAACAATCTTTAGCAAGAAATAAATCTAAAGGTTAAATAATAAGTAGTTAGATACTCTACTATAAAAAAGTATCAATTATATGGAAGTGTTATTGACTGCATTGAATTGGGACGCTAACTGACTCACTTACACTATGGGAATATTACTTGTGCACAAGGTATTATTGTACGGGCGTTAAGGAAACCAATAACACTTCTTTATAATTATATTAAAAGACTATATCCATAAAACTATGTGGAAATTGATCAACCATGAAAATATAACCTGGTTCAGTTAATGGTGAGTAGTTTGTATTGAATCGCGAATAAATACATTTACAAGAACAAAATATAGTCTTTTACTATAATTTATACTAAATCCTCTATAGTTGACTCTATAGGGGATTTTTTTTTTTTTATCCATAGCCTAAGAAACTATGTTATTCACAAGAGAGAACCATGAAACAAAATAAGCAATATATCTGCTTTATTAATGATCATTCAGGAAGTATGTGTGATTTAAGAATGGCAGCAGTTAAAGATTACAACAGAAATATTAGTGCTGTAGTTAATGCAGCAAACCAAGAGAAATTAGATACTATTGTGTCTGTTATTGATTTTGGAGCTAGAAGTAATCACGATATTACAAGAACAGTTGTAAACTCTAATCCTCATGTATTATTACCAATTACTGATTGGATTGCAGGATGTGGAACACCTTTATTCGATAGCATTAATGAAGCTATTAACTTAATGAATTCGTTACCTGATTCTTTAGAACAACATGTATCATTCTTATTAATGATTACAACAGACGGAGAAGAAAATAGTTCTCGTATTAAACACTCAGATTTAACATCTATTATTAAATCTTTAGATGATAGATGGACTATTGTATGCCGAGTACCAACTGCTAAATCTGGTTTGAATAGATTAGGTATTCCTAAAGGTAATATTCAAATTTGGGATACTACTTCTGAAGGTATGGAAAAAGCTACACAAGCTAATGAACAAGCCTTAACTACTTACTTTAAACAAAGAAATTCTGGAGTTAAATCATCATCAAGTTTCTATTCTTCAACAGAAAATGTAGATACTAAACAATTAGAAGATATTACTTCAAAAGTATCTTTATATGTCGTACCTGATATTGAAAAATATACTCGTACTGAAATTATGCCATTCATTCTTGAACATAGAATGAAATTCCTTAAAGGTTCTGCATTCTATCAATTGATTAAAACAGAAGCAAAAGTTCAACCTAGTAAGTTAATCCTTATTAGAGACAGAACTACAGGTAAAGTATTTGCAGGTAACAATGCAAGAGATATGCTTGGTTTATCTAAAATTCAGAATGTAAGATTACATCCTGGAGATCACGGTAACTATGATGTATTTATTCAAAGTACAAGTTACAACAGATTACTTCCAAGAGGTTCTGGTGTATTGTATTGGGAAGAAATTGGTGTACCATTTACAGAAGAAGATTTACATCAGTATGATGAACCAAAGAAGAATGCTAATGGTGTAGTTGAATTACCTGCTGTTAAAGGTAAAACAACTCCTACTAAATCACCTGTTCCTGTACAACATAAACCAAAAGAAACTGTTAATGGTAAAGCTGTGCAATCATTTAAAACAAGAAATGAAGCAAGAGCTACAGGTAAAACTGTTAAAGATGCAAGTAAAGAAATTACATTGCATGAAGTAATTCATCACAGATGGTTTGTATTTATTTAACAACTCAGTAATGAGAGCATGACCCATCGTACTTCAGAGGGGATAATATCAGTACAGCTTATGCATCAGTAATATATTAGTCCTATAAGTTTTACCTCCAACAATAAACAAGTAATTCAAACTGAATGGGTGGAATGAATGAAAGAATATTGTCGATGTGAATAAGTATTTGCAATCAAAAGAAAACTTACAAAGTAAGTGTTGCATCTTAGTAAACCATAAACCTAAGTAGTAGAAATATTGCTTAGGTTTTTTATTGTCTAAAATTTAGGAGATAACATGAAAGAATTTATACAAACAATAGTAATCGTATCAATAGTATTAATCATCTATTGGTGTACAAAGTGATAGGTAATTACTTAGTATCCTTAAAAGGAATTTCAGGAATACCTATTACAGTAACAGTATTTATTCCTAAGATTCCTGGAAGATACTTTGGAGAACCTGAAAGATGTTTTCCTAGTGAACCAGAAGAATTAGAATGGATAGCTAATACTGGACATGAATTACTTAACCTATTAACCCAAGAAGATTATATAGAAGAAGTTGAGACACAATTACATAAACAATTCTTGGAGAGAATAAATGATTAAAACATACAAATCTCAAATAGATTTATTTCATGCATTTATGTATGGTGATGAATCATTTAAAGGAAGAAGTTCTAATGTATTTGCTAAAGGAAATGAAATCTATTCTTATGGTTATCATTTCATGTTAGCCAAGAAAGAAGTACATGATAATCAAACGTATATTCTTTTAAACAGTAATACATATTCAAACACAACAAGTAAACAGCAATCTTTATTATCAAGAGCTGTACCAAATAACTACATTAGAATTTATGTAGAAGATCCTAAACAAACTCCTAGAGTATTAATCCAAAGAAGTATCGGTAAGATTAAAGAATGTCTTTCTAAAATACCTAGAGCTACAAGTAATAAATTACATTACTTAAGCAGTGCAAACCAAGAAGCTAGAAATATCATCAAATTAGCTGACTTATATCCTGAACAAATTAGTTTAAAGGATTATCAGTTCATAGAATATGAGTTTAAACCAGAAGATTATATTTCTCAAGATTGGTTTAAGAAACAAGAAGAGAAACAAGCTAAACGTAAAGCTAAAGAAGAAGCTGAAGCTGTTATCCGTAAACTTAAAGGAGATGAACAGTTAATTAAATGGCTAAACTTTGAAATAGATAATTGTTATAACTATTCAGGTTTAACCAGATTAAGATATAACTCTAAAACTGAATGTATTGAAACTACTTTAGGAATTAAGCTTCATAAAGATAAAGTAAAAGAGTTGTATGAAAAATTAAGTAATAAAGAAGATGTTATTGGTTTAAAGATAGAACAATTTAGAGTGTTATCAATTGAGAATAACATACTTACAGTAGGTTGTCATAAACTTAACTTAACTGAAATACTTAAATTTGGTAAACAAATATTTGGAGAATAAAATGAAACAAGTATGGCAAGCAGAAGATGGAAGTATTTTTCAAACAGAAAAAGCTTGTAAAGACTACGAAGTATCAATATCTTTACAACACGATTCATTTTAATTATATTAATAATGGATTTAACTTATGTTATTGCTTAGAAGATTGTATTGCAGTTATTCCAGATTTCTTATTTTACCAAATTAAATCTGTGAATATTAGAGATATAAAGAAACATACTGAAGTACCTAAACCAATACAAGATTATCTTAATAATAATATTCGTATATTAGAAGAGATAAAAGAAATCTACTTACTTAACATGTTGGAGTAATAAATGAAAGAATTACTTATAGAAAATAATTTAACTCACTGGGAGTGTATTAGTAAAAAATCTAATACATGGTGGAGAAGATGTGATGGTATTGAATACACCTATGATTCATTTAGAACATGGATTGTAGAATTAAAAGAAATAGATTTAATAGAACCATTATCAAAATTTTATGAAACACATTCAAACATCTCAAACACCAAACCAACTGAGAATAGCAATACTAATTAAAGAAAGTAGTCTAAATCAAGAAAACATTCTTAAACACTATATTAATCCTTTAGTTAAATTAGGTGCTGATAAAGAAAGTATTATTACATTTTCTTTGGATTACTTTAATAACAAAGTTACAGCTACACAATGTAAAGAGTATCTTACTAAACTATTACCAGCACTTAAATCATTAGGTATTACTACTTTATTAGTAGCAAGTAGTGAATACTTTAAACAATTATGTAAACTGACTAAAGTAGAATCTAGTTATGGATATGTATTTCCTTGTATGATTAAAGGGTATGAAGAGTTTAATTGTATTCTATCTATTAACTATCAAGCATTGTTTTATGATAATAAATTACAAAATAAGATTGATTTATCATTAACTACATTAAGTAATCATACACTTGGTTTAGAAAATGATATAGGTAAGAATGTAATTCATTCAGCTCAATACCCTGAGACTTATGAAGAGATTACTTTAGCATTAGAAAGCTTACATCAATATCCTGAATTAACAATAGATTTGGAAGCATTCTCATTAAACTTCTGGAATGCTGGAATAGGAACTATCGCATTTAATTGGGATGAACATAATGGTATTGCATTTTGTGTTGATTATGAATCTGAAATTATAGATTTTAATGAAACAGGAAGAGGGTTTAAATGCAATAATTCTAAAATAAAACGATTACTCAAAGAATTCTTTATAAACTATAAAGGTAAGCTAATAGGACATGGATTGTGTTATGACCTCAAGATACTTGTTTATGAACTGTTTATGGAGAATAAATTAGATAAAGTTGGTTTAACCTACGGATTAGATATATTAACTAGAAACATTGATGACACTATGTTAATTGCTTATTTAGCAACTAACTCATGTGCAGGTAATGTATTAGGTTTAAAACCATTATCACATAATTTTACTGGTTCTTATGCACAAGAGGATATTAACGATATTAGATTAATTCCTAAGCAACAATTACTTGAATATAACTTGTACGATACATGTGCAACATGGTATGTAAAAGAAAAATATGAGCCAATAATGATTAAGGATGATCAGTTAAGTGTTTATGAAACTATCTTTAAACCAAGTATTAGAATAGTAATTGGTATGGAATTAACTGGTTTATGTATTGATATTGAACAAGTTAAAGTAACTGAAAAAGAACTTACTCAAACTAAGAATACAATGATTAAAGAGGTTGAATCTAATCCTTTAATTGTTTATGTAGAGAATGAATTAATTGAGTTAGCTTGGCGTAAGGATTATGAAGATAGATTATCTAAATCTAAAACTAAGAAGATTAAGACTAAAGATATTGTAGAGTTTCATAAGTTAAAGTTTAATCCTGGTTCAGGTAGACACTTACAACATTTACTGTATAACTATCTTGGTTTAGAAGTAACTGATTATACTGATACTAAACAACCAGCAACAGGTACAAAAGTAATTAAGAAGAAAATGAATCAGCTTATAGCTGAATTTGATATTAAACCGGAGGAATTAACTTTAACAGAATTTATTCCTGAATTATTTGAAGAAGAGGGAATGGAATGAATAAAACAACAACAAGCAGAGGATTCTTACTATATTCCTTTAAAGATTGCTATGGTGATAATTGTAGTTTACAAAAATCATCATCAGCAAATGAAGACAGAATATGGTTAGGAGTAGAAGATTCAAGAATGCATTTATCACAACAACAGGTTAAAAAACTAATTCCTTTACTTACTGTATTTGTAAATACTGGTGAATTATTTGAAGAGGAAATAGAATGATTAATTGGAAACAAGTAGATACTAAGAACCCTTTAGAGTTATTACCTTTAGCTTTACAAGATGCTTTAGAAGAGAATGATCCTACAATATTTGTAGCAGCAATAAGATCATTTCCTAAATTTATACCTTTTATACATGCAGTATCTGAAGAATTACAATATACTACTGAGCATGATATACACATGCATAGTGAAGAGGAAGTAAATGAGTAATATTGCTGAATGTTTAGGGTATGTGTTAGATTCAGAATTTGGTCATTACTATGAACATATATGTAATGACTTTACACATCTTACTCAAGATGATGTAGATTTTACAATTCAAATACAAGATATTGATTGGATTAAAAAGAATATTGAAATAGTAAACCATATTTACATGAGAGCTAGGTTAGCAGAGGAGGAATTAATTGTTCATACCACAACAACTTAAAGTAGGGTATCAAGAAAGAAAAGATACTTACACAGGTAAACTTGCCTACATAATTTACTTAGACCAATTAGGTAAAGTAAGAAAAGAACCTTCATGGAATTCATGGAGAAGTAAATCTATTGAACCAAATGATTTTAATAATGAACCTACAGAAGGTTTTGTATTAAATAAGAAAGTAGGCGGATATAAATCAGATTGGAATCATAGAGCAACATACACAAGAGTATTTGATCCTAGAGGATTTGAATTTGAAATTACAATCCCTAATTTATTATTTATCTTAGAGAATACTAACTCTATTAAAGGCAAGGGGTTAGAAGGTGAATTCGTATATGGATGGGAAGGAACAGATTTATGGTTAATACCTATTAGCTCTCCTGATTATAAAGTATGGAAACAACAATCAAATGTTTTATTTAATAAAGCATTTGATTGGATTAAACCAAAAGAATTACAAATAGGATTTTCATACACTACTAATAAAGGTTTAAAACTAATCTATATGGGAAGGCAGTCAGGGACTTCTTATGATAATGTAAAACCTAGATTTGTATTTATAGATCCAAAAGAATCTTCTAAGTATTGCTATGTAAAACATTTTGCTTCAGTAAATAAATTATTAGTTTCTTCTGTAGAAGAGATATATGAGAATTATGTGGAAGCTAGATTAAAATTTGAAGCAGATAGTAACTGGTATAAGATTGATTCTAGTAAAACAATTAAACATTATTATACTTTAGAAGGATTCAAAGAAGTTACAAAAGAATTAGCTAAATGTTATTGGAATCATAAACCAAAAGTAAGGTCAGATAGTTTAAATAGTAATGAAGAAATTAGACCTATAACACATGAAAATGAATTGGTTTACAATTGTAGATGGAATGGTAACTATCAAAATAAACAATACACTTTTGAAACAATAGAAGATTTTTACAATAGAATAAAACCTTACTGGCTTGAACAATATTTAACTACAGGACAAAGATACCATGAATAAAGAAACAAACACAGATGATGTAATTGATACATTAAAAGCTAAGATAACTAAACTTAAAGAAGAAAATAAACGTGAAGTATTTAAACCAATAACTTCATGTAAATTTACTTTGTTAAATCAAGAATACAATATTCTTACATTGTCTTTAATAGACTTATACGCTATTAGATCTACTTTAGTAGATATACCAGTAGAACTACAATTAGCTGGGTATAACATAGTAAATTGGATTAACGATATTGACAATAAAATTAAAGATATTACTTATACTGAGAAAGCTAAACAAATTAAATCTTTAGAAACTACATTAGATAATTTAGTATCTGAAGAAAGAAAGAAAGCTAATCAGCTTAGTGATATTGCAGCAACTCTAGCTAATATGTAATGACACGACAAGAAGCCATACAAATATGTAAACTATTAAATGCTTTAATTGAATTGTCTCAAGTAGAAAAAATACTTGGGACGTTCATTAATACTTTTTATAAACAATCAATACAGAAAGAAGATGGTAATTACTATCTTCATTCTAGTTTTAAATTAGGAGGTACAGTATCAGGAAGAATGAGTAGTCCATTGTTAATGACTATTCCTAGTAATTCTGTGTATGGAAAGATTATTAAGAAATGTTTTCCTTCACCTAAAGGAATGATTTATTGTGGAGCTGATTATTCATCTTTAGAGAGCGTGATTAATGCTTTAATTACTAAAGACCCAAATAAATTAAGACCTTTAATTGAAGATTTAGACTCACATTGTTTTAACACAGCCTATTATTACAAAGATAAATTAACAGATATTGTTGATACAAAAGAATCTATTAACAGTATTAAAGATAAATACCCTAAATATAGACAAGCATCTAAACCAATCACATTTGCACTTACTTATATGGGTAGTTTCGCTACGTTAGTTAATAACTGTGGTATTCCTGTAAATGAAGCTAAGGCAATTGAAACCAATTACCATGAACTATACAAAGTATCAGATCAATGGACTCAAGATAAACTAATCCAAGCAACTAAAGATGGGTATGTAACAAGTGCATTTGGTTTAAGACTTCGTACACCAATACTTCATCAATGTATGTTAGGTGAAAGAAATACTCCTAGAGAAGCTGCTGCTGAATCAAGAACAGCAGGTAATATGATAGGTGGTCAAAGTTATGGACAGTTATTATTAAGAGCTGTAATTGAATTTATGCAACGCGTATATGATTCAGAGTACAGGCATGAAATTCAAATATGTGCAATGATACATGATGCTGCATATATACTCTGTACTGATTCTATTGGCTGTTTAAGCTTCGTAAATAATAATCTAATAGAATGTATGCAATGGTGTGATTTACCTGAGCTACAGCACGATATAGTTAAATTAGGGAGCAACTTAGAAGTGTTTAAAACGTGGGATGTTGCCATCCCTCTTATGAATAATTTAACTAAACAACAAATACTGGAAACAGTATCAACAGAACTTAAAAAGAGGAAAGAGAATGAAAGTAATTAACATTTCTAAATTAGGAACAGTTATTTGGGATAAATCATTAGACTATCCTAAATTATTAAAACAAGTTGTAGATTTAGAAACTTTAGTAGAATCTAAAAATACAATGATTTCACAATTATCTTCTACTATTTCAAATAGAGAAGCTAATAACACAGATTTGCATAATAAAAACACTAAATTATATGAAGACAACCAAAACTTATATTCACAAATAAAAAGAAAAACTAATGCTTTTTATTGTTTAGGTTTAGTTCTAGGATTGAACATCGTTTATATCTTAATACACTAAAATGGAACTATTTAAAGGATTAACACAAGAAGAGTTTAAAGAACTTAGAAGTATTATTATTGATATTGGTTTAATAATGCATTATGGAATTAGAGACTGGAGATTCTATATTCAATTATGTGTATTTTATGCTGGTTCTGTTAATAATAACTTTAATATTGCTTTAGCCATGTTACAAGTTAAAAAAGATGATGAAATTGAATTAATTATTCAAGGAGTATTAAATGAACGTACCTTACTTTAAAGATGCAATAGCATTTATATCTGAGATAGCTAAAGATGGGTGTGAAATTATAATTCCAATTCCTTCTATAAAAGTAAAGGATTTATACAAACAACAATTAAGAGCATTCTTAGATTCTCAACCAGATTATAAACCAGAGGATTTATTAGCATGAATGAAAATTATAAAACACAATCAGGTGAAGATTTAATAGCTAGATGGTTTAGAGAAGAATCTCCTGGTATCTTTAGAGCTAAGATGTCTGCTCATATTGAAGCATACTTAGCTAGAATGGGTAAAAAAGATTTACCTATATCAGAAGTAGGAAAGATACTTATCTTTGCTCAGAGATGGTTTGAATATGAGCACGAGTATCAAAAACTTAACCTGCATCCATACAATAAACAAAATGAAAACACTAATTAAAAGAGATGATTTAGCTAAGAAGTTTTCAAAATATATCAGTGTAACTTTTAAAACACAAGCTGAAGCTGCTGAACATTATAAGTGTGCTCAATCATACATAGCAGCAATCTGTAACAGTAAACGTCCTCTTAATAAGCAAATGTTAGAAGAGCTTGGATATAAAAAAGCAGACTATTATGAAAAATCTTTATCAAATACCTAAAAAGAGTAAGATTTACATTCTTAATCCTAATTCTGAAGAATACACAGTATTTATATTTGAAAAAATAGATGGTGCATATTCATATTGTACTAATGGAAAAGGTTGTATAGTTCATTTATCAGCAAGTACACCATTAGAAGAATATAAAGATGGGTATAAGATTATTATCCCTCACGACACTGAACGCAGTTCAGTGGTGTAACCTTGATTCAAAATATAAATTACTACATAATGTAATTTTAAATTATGAGTAAAAACAAATGATTATGACAACAGCAGTAATGTGTTTAGCTATTGCAATTAATAATGAAGCAAGAGGTGAACCATTAGAAGGTAAGTTAGCAGTAGGACATGTAATACTAAATAGAACTAATGAAGAGTTTATGGGAGCACAGACTATATGTGAAACCATTTATAAACCACACCAGTTTAGTTATATAAAGAAAGCTAAATACCCTAACAAAGAGTCAATCAAAGTAGCACAAGATATTCTTAATTCTTGTACACACAATCCAATAGGATCTAAATTATATTTCCATGAGAATAGTTTAGGTAAACATAAACGATCTATTATCATAGGTCATCATACATTTTATTAAACCATGAAAGTAAACTTAATAGACCATACAACTGATGCTGAAAATAAAATTGGTTTAGCTGCAAGTAAATGTTACAACGGTAAATCTGATAGAGAATCTAATATTAAAAGAGCTGTACATTGTAAAGATGTAGGTCATTTAGCTACTTTAAGATTTGCTTATGCAACTATAGAAGTACTAGGTATTAGCAGAGTTTGTTCACATCAACTTGTAAGGATTGCTCATGCAGGTATTCTACAAGAGAGTCAACGATATGTGTCTCAATCTAATTTATCTTGGGTTATTCCAAACAGTGTTGTACAACATAAAGAGTTCCATAAGAAGTGGAACAATTATTTAAATGAAGGACTATCTATCTATAACGAAGCTATAGCATTAGGAATAAAAAAAGAAGATGCTAGATATGTATTATCTCAGTCATGTTCAACAAATATTACTTTATGCTTAAACTTTCAAGGATGGAAGGACTTCTTAAAGAATAGATTGTGTAAAGCAGCACAATGGGAAATTAGAGAAGTTGCTCAAGAAATAGAAAAATTACTTCAAAGCATTGCACCTAATGTCTTTGAACACCCAGAATTTATTAAACCAATAGAGAATTAATATGAATACAATGAGTGAAGATCAACGCAGATTTATGCAAGCAGGAAACCAAACTACAAATGAATTAAATATTTCACAGATATTCTTATATCAAAATCTAATTGAAGAAGAAGTCGAAGAACTTCAAGAAGCACTAAATATTTATTCAGATTCTGAATATACTAACGGAGAAGAAGTACTTAAAGAAGCTTCAGATGTATTAGTTGTTACTCTTGGTTTAATCTGGTCTATGGGAATAAATCCTCAAAATGTTTGGAATTTAGTTCATGCTAATAATATGGCTAAAGTATCTGATACAGTAGTTAAAGATGAGAATGGTAAAATTATGAAATCACTAGAATCTAAAGCTCGTAAAGAGAAATTGATGCAAGATCTTAAGGAGTTGTTAAATGTGGGTAATAGCTAAACCAAAGAGTAAAACACAATTTGTTAAAGCTGAAGGACTTATGGATTATGGTTCATTACAAAAAGCAATGATTTATGATACTGAAGCTTTAGCATTAGCAGATGTTACTGAAAAAGGTGAAATGGTTTACGAAGTAGAACAAGTTTATAAACTTAAGAAGGTTTAAATGAAAATATTAGTTGAAATAGATTTACCAGATGTTGAACCAGATGATATTTATAAACCTAACTCAGACTGGTTTAATGAACCTGGTTATATTAATATTCCTTTGAAGTATTTAAATGATATGGATACTATAAGTGATTTAACTAAAGAAGAAATTATTTTTAGATATAAATATATTGGACAGGTTCAAGCTGAGATCCCTAGACCATGAATAAATTAACTGATACACAAGACACAGCGTTACAACATCATTTTACTGAGTACACAGAAGATACCTGGGATAATATGATGAATCTATTAGAACCAAATCAAGATGAAATAGTATGTGATTGGTTTAGACACAATAATACTTCCGAGTTAAGAGATATGCTTATTTGTTTAGAACAGAGGCTTAAAGATTTCTATGATGAAGGATATGTGAAAGGTATGGATGCTATGCATTTACAACATCAAGGATTTTAATGCAATATACAAACAAAGAACAAATTCCTCTAGCATTGTGTGTATTGTTTCTGCACAGTAATTATGATTACAATCGTTCTGAGAAGACAATATCAGCAACATCCTTATTAGACACTACCAAACAGATTATCTTGTTACAGAGACTAACTGGTGAAGGTATTGAGGATGTTTCAGATAGAATTGCTAGTAGTTTAGGAAGTGCTATTCATACTGCACTTGAACAAGCTTGGACAAGTAACCCAGAGAAAATATTTGAATCTTTAGGTTATCATAAAGATGTTATAAACAATATTAGAATCAATCCTCATTGGGATATACCCGAAGGAACTATACCTGTATATGTAGAGCAACGTGCTAGTAAACAAATAGCAGGTTGGACTGTTACAGGTAAATTTGACATCATTATTGATGGTAGATTAAATGATTTAAAAAATAGACAAGCTTATGCTTATATCTTTCAATCTAATGCTGAAAAGGATATTCTACAAGCAAGTATTTACAGATGGTTAAACCAAGATAAAGTAACTCAAGAAGATTTTAGTATTCTCTGGTTATTTACAGATTGGAGTAAGAAAGAAGCTAGACAAAACAGAGACTATCCTCAAAAAAGATGGATGGAACAGAAATATAGTCTTAAACCAGTAGAAGTAATTGAAGAGTATATTGTTAATAAACTTAATTCTATTGATAAGTTACTTGATAGACCTGAAAGCGAATTACCTGACTGTACTAAAGAAGATTTATGGATGGATGATCCAGTATGGAAATATTATAAAGATCCTACTAAAACTGCTAGAAGTACAAAGAACTTTACTTCACAATCAGAAGCTAATATGAGACTTATTAAAGATGGTAATGTTGGTTTAGTTGTAGAATATAAAGCCTATGCTAAAAGATGTGGTTACTGTCCTTGCAGTACAATCTGTGAACAATACTTAGACCTTAAATCTAAAGGTTTAATTCAAGAATAATCTTAATGTGCTTACGCACATTGTTTTGAATAAATAATTATGTAGCAGTAGTGTTGGAATGGTAGACAAGAGATGCAGCTAGAGTGTCTTCATATAGGTTCGAGTCCTATCCTGCTACACTTAATAAATAATTAACAAAGGAAATAATATGCCTAGATATAAATGTAAGGTAGATGTAGTCTATCCTTTTGAATTTGAAGTAGATGCTATAGATGCTAATGAAGCAGATACTTTAGCAAGTAGTTTTGATCCAATGATGTCTCCATTAGAATTACCAGAATTCAGATATGAAGTTGAATCAGTAACTGAATTACCTGAAACAGTTGTACCGTTTACTTATCCAGTATTACCAGATGATGCTCCTCAAGATCTTAAAGATGCTTATGCAGTATTTGAGAAATATCTTAAAGCATCTATTGAGATAAATCCTACACATGTAGGTTCTAATTTTGATGACTTCTTACAAAAAGAAGGTATTTTAAATCATTGTACTGAAGTAGCTAAAGAACGTATTATTGATGATTCATTAAACCAAGAAACTAACTATCTATTGGGTTCACTTGCTAATGCCAATCATCTAACAGAATCTATTGCTCAACTTAAAGCTGGTAAGGTATATCCAAGAGAACTTATCCGCAATGAAAAAATTCGTAAACAATCTGATACTACTAAAATTACTCAGAAACAGTATGATGATATTCAGTTTATGTATTCTGAGTATTGTATAGGTAGAATTGGCGGAGTTAGAACTACTCAACAATTCGCAGAATTATTAAATAGTAGATATGGTTTAAATAAATCAAGATCTGTTTATTCTAAGATTTGGTGTGGTGGTGTTGATAGAGAATCTTTACCTAAAGGTGAGTAAATGTGTACAGTATTATTAGAATGGAAAGATAGCATAGGATTTGCTATAACAATGATTGGCTTAGGAATATTCTGTTTTTTGGTGAATAGGTAAATTATGAATGTAACTCCTGAAGGATATTTTAAACCAACAGAAATAATAGTAAATGGTGTTTGTGCTATTACTCAGAATTATGACAGAGGATACTTCAGGAATGTTGCTAACTATCAGCTTACAAAACTAGCATCAACAATGAGATGTGTAGTTATTACTGCTGATAGAGGAGTTATACCTGTAAATATGTATCTTATTGGATTAGCAGGATCTGGGTATAGTAAAGGGCATTCTTTAAACATTATTAGAGATAATGTAATTGAAACTTTTAGAGATAACTTCATAGAAAATACTTTACCAGCAATTGCAGATAAAAAATTATTTGATTTAGCAACTAAAAGAAGTATTAAAACTGGTTCTGACTTTGAAGAAGAACTTAAGAAATTAACTGAAGAGTATCGTGGTACAGGAGAATTCTTATTTAATTTTGATAGTGGAACAAGTGCAGCATTTAAACAGCAAAGACATAAAGGATTATTAATTGGAGCGGGAGCATTGTCATTTGAAATGGATGAGATTGCTAAGAATATGACTGGAAACCAGGAACTACTAACTAATTATTTAGAGACATTCGATGTTGGAGTGATAGGAACTAAGTTAATTAAAAACACTAAGGAATCTGTAAGAGTAAAAGAAATTCATGGAGCTGTTCCAACTAATATGATGTTATTTGGAACACATGATATTCTGTTCGATGGTTCAAAACTTGAAAAAGAGTTTGATGACTTATTAGTAACTGGTTATGCAAGAAGATGTTTCTTTAGTTATGTAGAGCAATCAATAACAAAACAACTATCTGCTGAAGAAATATACAATGTAGCAACAGACCCAACCATGAGAAACAATCTAGCTGCTACATTAAAAACATTAGGTCAATTAGCAGATATGATAAATTTCAATAAAGAGATTTATGAGTCTAAAGAACAAGCTATTAGACGTATTCAGTACATGATAGATTGTCAAGAAAAAGCAAAACTATTAGGTACTAATGAAGTAGCTCGTAAAGCAGAATTAAGCCATAGATACTTTAAAGCAACTAAACTAGCAGGTACTTATGCATTTATAGTTGGTTCACATGAAATTACTGAAGAATTGTGGAATGCAGCAGTGTTAGCTACAGAAGATTCTGGTAAAGCATTTGAAAGAATGATGACTAGAGATAAGTCTTATGTAAGATTAGCAAAGTATCTATCTAATAAAACTGAAGTTACTCAAGCAGATATGGTATCTGAGATTCCTTGGTTTAAAGGTACTGAAGCATTTAGAAGAGATCAATTAACACTTGCTATAGCATGGGGATATAAAAACAATACAATCATTAAAAAGAATTATCTTGATGGTATTGAATTCTTAAGTGGTGAATCATTAAAAGAGACTGACTTAAGTAATATGATTATGTCTATTATTATTGCTCCTGGTGATGCTCAAGCAGCAGGATTTGAACCAAGGTTTAAACAATGGAATGAGGTTTATATAGGTACTCAGATAGAAAATCTACATTGGTGTAACCATCATTTTCTTAATAATTATAGGCAAGAATGTGATGCTATACCTAGATTTAATATGCTTGTACTAGATATTGATGAAGGGATAGATTTAGCTACTGCTAAATTACTTATGAAAGATTATACTTACTTGGTTTATATAACTAAAAGACACACTTCTGAACATAATAGATTTAGACTTGTTATGCCTATAAGCCATGAGTTAAATCTTAATGCTGAAGAGTACAAAGAATTCATGTATAACGTAGTTAATTGGCTTCCATTTAAAACAGTTGACGATACTCATCAGCGTAGTAAAAAGTGGTTAGCTAATAAAGGACATTATGAATACAATGAAGGTATTTTATTAGATGCATTACAATTTATTCCTAAAACCTCTAAGGCTGAGGAAAAGAAGAAAAGACTGTTAGATACACAATCATTATCTAATATAGAAAGATGGTTTGTAGATAAATTTAAAGATGGTAATCGCAGTAATCAAATGATTAAGTATGCATTATTATTAGTTGATTCTGGTTTATCTGAACAAGAAGTACAGTCTAAAGTATTAGACTTAAATGAAAAATTATCTAATAAATTAGATGAAGGAGAAATTCATTCAACTATATTTATTACTGTATCAAAAGCAATCCAAAAGAGAAATTAAATGAAAGAATTAGAGTACTTACTTTGGCAAACAGATAAGTTAGAATTCACAAATAATGGTGCTACACATTGTTTAAAGTTTACATTACATACACCTAAAGATGTAAATGTTAGTGAATTTGAAGCAAGTGTTTATTCTGATTTAAACCATCTTTTACATAAAGCAATTTTGTTTGTAAATAAACATAGTAAAACATTACCAATAAACCATAAATTAAAATTAATACAAGAGGAATTAAATGCATGAAAACAATAATGTAGTACTTATAGTTGGTAAGAGCGCAACTGGTAAAAGTTCTAGTCTTAGAAATTTATCTAACCCAGAAGGAGTGTTATATCAAAATTGTGAGAGTAATAAACGATTACCTTTTAAGAGTAAGTTTAAAGAAGTAACAGTAATTGATCCATTAGTAGTTCCTGCTAATATTGAATTACTTGAATCAAGACCTGACATTCATACTACTATCATAGATACTATTACATTTATGATGGATCAGTATGAAACTAACTATGTTCTTACAGCTTCTAATGGTATGAAAGCTTGGGGCGACTATGCTCAGTTCTTTAAGAAATTAATGCAACATACTGTAGCAGCATCTACTAAGAATATTATTATGATGGCTCATACAATGGATGTAATGAATGAAGCTGAAATGATTAATGAAACACTTGTAAAAGTTAAAGGGTCATTAATGAATACAGGTGTAGAAGCATTCTTCTGTAATGTAATCGCTTCTAAGAAATTACCTATTACTAAACTTAGAGCTTATGAAAGTGAATTACTAACATTCACTGAAGAAGAAGAGTTACTTGGTTACAAATATGTATTTCAAACCAAGCTAACTAAAGATACTGTTAATGAAAGAATTCGTAGTCCATTAGGTATGTGGAGTACAAATGAAATTTATGTCAACAATGATGTACAACTTGTAATTGATAGATTACATAAATATTTTAACTAAACCAAAACGAGAAATAATTAAAGATGAAGATTCAACAAACACAACATAAAGATGTAGTAGCAGTAGTAGAAAAAGATGTGTTAGGCGGTGGTAAATTTACACTTGATACAGGTGTATACGATTTAACTATTAGACAAATGTACATGGTTCAAAATGCTGGTGGTAGTTATTCAATGCAATTAGTATTAGAAACTCCTGATAAAAAATTATTTAGTCCAAGTATTTACTTCATGGATAAAACAGGTGATTACACTACTATCAGTACTTATGGTGATACTAAAGGTAAACGAGTAAATACTATTGGGTATGACCAATTAGATACTATCTGTAAACTTGCAGTAGGTAAATCATTAGTAGAAGTGCAAGACTCTGCTCAAACCAAAACAGTTATTAAACAATTCTCCAAAGATCAAGAAAAGATTAATGTAGAAATGTTTATGGATGTTATTGGTGCTAAGATTCAAATGGCTATTGAAGAAAGACGTGTGAATAAAACTGCTGATTCAGGTCAACTGAAACCTAATGGTACAAAACTTTATGTTCCTACTAACGAAGATCGTTTAGAAAATGTTCATGTTAAAATCTTTAATGAAGTAGGATTTACTACAGAAGAATTAGCTTCTAATAAACCAGCTACATTTAGAGATTTATGGGTTGAAAAGAAAGCAGGTATCTTAGTTGATAAATTCAAACCTGTAACTGGTGGAGTAACTACTGGAGTTCCTAAACAAACATCAGCATCATCATTCTAATGTACACTATCAACTCACCATTACGAGTACTTGTTACTAAAAAGAAACTATGGACATTGAATTTAGGGTTATATCGGAATACTGAAAAATTCACTTTAAACAATGCCAAGATTCAATATGGTAAAGATATTTTAAACCAACTAATGTTATTACCTCAGTTTGATAGAATTACTATTGAATATGTTGTATATCCTAAGTCATTAGTATTGTTTGATTTAGACAATGTAACTTCTATTCATGCAAAGTTCTTTCAAGACTGTTTAAAAAACTTAGGTCTTATAAAAGATGATAACTATAAATTTATTATTGGTTCAAATAATCGTTTTGGTGCAGTTGATAAACTTAACCCACGAGTAGAAATTATAATTACTGAAATAAAGGAGTAACAATGTCAGAATTGACAATCGTATTAGCACCAAACATGTTTAGCTATGTATCTAATGAAGAATTGTTAGATACTATTGAAGATATTACAGATCATGTAATTCAATCAGCAGTAGAGTATGAACAAGTGAAATTAGATTCATTAGTTCATTTTTGTAACACAGGTTCGTTTTTAACAGAGGAAGAATAAATGAAAAAAGCGTATTCAATTGTAGAAAGACAGCAGCATGTTATTAGACATTTACAAGATTCTTTACTAAAAGAAACTAATGCTAATGCTTGTGTAGATTTAAGTGATGATTTACTTAAAGCAATTCAAGGAATGAACATTATTCTAGGAAATGCTGAACATCATTTGCGTAGATATTTTGAACAAGAATTTTTACTAAAAACAGGAAAAGAATAAATGAAAAATTTAGATAATGAATTGTATCTTAAAATATATACTTTTGGTGATGCTATTAAAGCATTAAAAGAAGAAAAGAAAGTAGCGCGTGAAGGTTGGAATGGTAAAGGTATGTACTTATCTTTAGTTAAACCTGAACATATTTTAATGAATTCAAGAGTAGATAAGGAACTTAGATTATCTCCTTGGATTGGTATGAAAACAGCAGATAATTGTTTTGTACCTTGGTTAGCATCACAAACTGATGTACTTTCAGAAGATTGGAATGAGGTATTAGATAAATGAAAATGAATTTAAACCATGAAGAAATTAACGAAGCTATTGTAGACTGGGTAGCTAAACAAGGTATTGATCTTAAGGATAAAGCGGCTGTAGTAGAACTTACTGCTGGAAGATCAAACGGAAATAGTGCAGCTATTGATATTAAACCACTACCAGTATGTGATGTAACAGATGCAGATCCTGAAACATATCCTCAATGTGAAGTATCAAAAGCATATCCACCACCAATTCCTGATGATGATCCACAAGAAGTAGGTGAAGTAACAGAAGTAGAACCTACAATTCCTGATGATACCTCTGTATTACATACGGATTTCTAAATGGAAATTATCAGCAAAGTAGAAACATGTTTCTTTGTTGGTTTAATGCTAGGAGCTTTATGTATAGGCTTCCTAGCATCTCCATTTATAGATATTATTATTTTAGTTTGTGTTTTAGCTTCTTATGAAGAAGAGATTAAGCAGGCTGAAAAACAGGAGAATAAGGACTAAATATTTAACACCTATCAGAGTAATATTTGATAGGTGTTTTTTTTATTGACTTTCAACTAAAAAAATAGTAGAATCCTTCGGAAGGATTCTACCTAATATCAGAATCCTTATGTCTTTTGAAGTATGCCTGTAGTGGGGACTTAATTCAAAAGGTAAAACTTTTAAACCTCTATATTTGAGACCACTACTCTCATTTTAGAGGTTTTTTATGTCTTAAGGAAATTTATGTTAATTCCACCAGTAGAAAGCAAATATGGGAAGTGTGTTTTGAAACCTGTAACATGTTTAGATAAAGAAAATCTGTTTATAAAAGCAGGTATTAATGTTATTGCATCTTTAGCAGGTACAGGTAAAACTTCATTTTTACATGCTAAATCAGAACAATGGAGAAGTGAAGGATATGAAGTAGTTCATTTTAATTTTGACTCAACTCCTTGCTATGATAAAGAAATGTACAATGTTCCTGTAAACGAAGATGAATATGAAGAATTTTTTAGCACTCTAATGTTAAACAGTGAACCAAATACAATCATTATTATTGATTCATTCAAAATGATGGCATCATTTATGAATAAAGATACTGATAGTAATTCAGATGTGTTAAACATTATAAATAGCTTAAAAGCTATCATTACTAAAACACAATGTACTATTATATTAGTTCATCATGTGTATAAAAATAAACAGCTTAAATCTGCTGAACAACACTTTTATGGTGCTAGAGCATTGGAAGAACAATGTGATAGTGGATTTATTTTTAATAGAGATAAAGGTAACTTAACAGCACAAATAGTTAAGTCAAGAGCTGGATTAAGTAGAGATTCCTTAGTGGAGATAATATAATGGAAATATTTTCACCTGAATTTTTAAGAATACTTGATGTTGAACCAACAGAAGCTAAAGTTTATAAACCATTAATGCATGAATTTGCAGATGATTTAAATAAACTATTAGCTTCTCCTAATGGTACTTCATTAATGCAAGGGAATTATCTAGCAAGACGTTTCCTAGATAAAATCCTTAAATTAGAATCTCAAGTTAGAATAGCTTTAGCTATTAAAGAAAAATATAACATTACTACACAGGTTGATAAACAGGAGCATGAAAACTAAATAACCAGTTGTAAAAGTTAGAATCCCATATTGCATAAGGAAGTTTCAATGGGTTACTAACATGTCCTATTAACTCATCTGGAGTCATAAGAGAATGATGGATTGCTTCTTGTGCTCCAAACACTTGTTCCATACCAAGTAATGTTAAGAATCTAGCAGGATGTTGTCCTACTTCTCTAGCTATTACTGACTGAATCCTAAAGAAGAATTTATTAAACATAAACAATCCCATATCAGCAGCAAATTGTACATTCTGATGTGATGGTATATCGTAGTTAATAAACGCTTCATCAACCAATTGTAATGCTTCCTTCTCAGTCATACCATGTGACTGTTTAAACTCGCCTACAGCAATCCTAGACGTTAAATCAGACATCTGAGTTAGGTCTCTCATTAACTGATACATTTTTGTATCATGTGTCATAAATACTTCTCTACCAATAGTTTTTATTGGTTTAGGTAGTTTATCAGTAACAGATTTAATTCTATTCTCAAAGACTTCATTTCTAAAACTCCACAAATTCTCATCTTCACCAATCTCATCAACAATAGTTTTCATTTGACCAGCAATGTCATATTTTTTAACTAAGCTATTATTAGCTAGACTAGAAATATTACTTAACTTGGTTTCAAGGTTAGTTCTCATAGTAGAACTCATTTCTTTATCATATTTAAGTAAATACTCAATATCATTTATTTGAGATTGTAATTTATGATAACCAATAACTAATCTAAGTGCTTCAATCTTAGCTTTAAAGTACTGTATAAGTGTCATGCCTTCCATGTAAGCTATCCATGCATTACTTACTTCATTACCACCTAATACAGTACCAGATTTAACAACCAATTGATCTTTAAGATAACCAATTCCTTCTTGCCATATTTGAGTACCTCTATCTAAATTAACTTTCTTAATATATGGATATAGCTGTGAACCAAAGTATTTAACAAATGTACTTAACTCTTGTTCATCAGCAGGTCTAAAGAAATCTGATAAAGATAACTTACGTTGTCCAAATATCATCTTTAATAACTTAGCATTAACAACTACTTCATTTGAACCAGACAAATCTAATATAGTTTTCTTAAATTCAGGTGTTAATTTATTCCAAATATCTCTTTCATTCTTAGTCTTAGCATCTTTACTTAAAGTAATCCATTGAATACCTTTAGTCTCAAGATTATCCATTCTATTCTTAATAAGCATCTTAGCTGATTCATCATTAAGTCTTTGTGTATTAAGTTTATCAGTAATATTAGCTACCATAGCTCCTAATACATGAGTAAAGTTAGTATTCATATCAAGTAAGTTTTCTTTATCTTGATTACTTAACATAAATGAATGTTTACTTACATATCCTTTACCATTGAATACTGGATTAAGAGTATAGTCAGCTTCAGTAGTATCAAATACTGTTTTATTAGCATTAGCTTCATTCTCTTTCATAGTTTTAATCTTAGCTGAAGCATCTAATTTTCCATCTTGAATAATTTGATCTAATCCATCAGATTGCTTCATTACTCCTTTCATATCACTTAAGATATTATTCATGTGAGTATATGAGATAATACCTTGAACCCAAGGTTGCATTAATCTAAACTTAGAATGATAAACATATAACTCTTTACCTTCATAAACAATCTTATTACCTTTAGTGTAATGGTTTAACTTAAGTTTCTCTTCTTCAGCAGCAGTAGCAATAATAATTTGTCTATTTGGATTAGTTAATTCTTTAGTAGAACCTTTAACAACTAAACTCTTATTACCTTTAAGAATATCATTTAAGTGATGTTCTTTCTGTTGTCTATGAACTTCCATAGACATATTTAAACCATGACTATCAGTATTAAACAAATCTTTAAGAGTATTTAATTCTTCTTGGTTTACAAGATCTAAAGTATACAAACCAATCAATTTATCTATCAACTCTACTGTACTATCTTTATCGCCTACTGGTTTAAAGTTTGAACCATACATATTATAAATCTGAGTAGCATTCATTAATGTACTATGCTGGAATGATTTAGTAGCTTGGTTATGAACCATAAAGAATGCTGTATTGTAAGTATGTCCTAAGTACAATTTACCATTCTTATTATTAAGAATTTCTTTCTTAAGTTTCTCTTGTTCTACTTTACGTTTAGAACCATCAAACATATTTAATAAATCATCTTTATAATAATCTTGTAATGAACTTAAATCTGTTTTTAATAAAGTGTTGTAAACAACTCTATCTAATTGTTTAGTTAGATTGGTTTTAAATCCAGCTCTTAAATTAGAAGAGATTGTATTCTGAATAATAGCTACAACTTTATCTCTTAACTTCTTAGTCATATTAAGAGCTTGAGTAAAGTTACCTACAGCTATCTGTCCTGTAATTTCATTTAATGAATAAGTAAGCCAATGCTCTTCAGATATATTTAAATTCTTCTTCATAATATCTGTGAATTCAAATAGCTTATCTACTTTTGCTTTAGCACTACCAGGAGCATTAAGTAAGTCTCTTGCAGAGTTAGACATTGCTGCTGCATTCTTATTTGGATTTAAAGTAAAGTAATTATTACCTAATAATTTAAGTAATGGTTCTACTAATAATCTATGTAATTTATTTAATACAAAGTTATCTGACTTATCAGAAAGTAATTTAAAGTCATAAATAGTACTTTTAGCTTTAAGATGTGCTGTAGATAACTGTACTGTTAAAGTATGTAACTGAGTTAATACATCCGTAGAATGTTCACCTTTAATTTTATCATTCCACCAAACCATAATCTTATTAAATACATTAGATATAATCTCTAATAGATTAGCTTCTATAAACTTCTCTTTAGATTCATCCCAAGTCTCTGTAATCTTACCTACAGTCATTTTAGGTAATGAATTAAGTAATTCTCTAAACATTGGTTCAGTTTCAGCAAATGCTATTAATTCAGCTAAACCATGATTAACAAATGTACCATTTGCTAATTGTGTTTTATTCTTATTAGCAAAGATATGAGAATACTTTTCTTTATCTTCATTAGATATATTCCTTTCAATATGATTGAATATCTTTTGTACTCTACTTCTTAAGATACTATTCTTAGGATCGAATAAAGCACTAGCAGTAACACCATGAACTAACTCATGTACGAATGTAGTTAATGCACTCATAGGTACTTTAACTGTAGGAGCTATAGGAGCATTAGATATGTTTAAACCTATTTTACCTGATGGATCATATTCGCCTATATTCGCTTCTGGTGAAGTCATTTCAAAGTACTGCAATGGTTGTAGTACCTTAGATATAAAGCCTCCTAGAATGCTCTTTAAATGCGTTGTATGAGTATCTTCATCTCTTACATTACCTAAATTCTCTAATCTCTCAGCAGTATCTAACACATTAGTAGAGTCAATATTACCTAATGGGTTTTGAAATAAATTAGTTGTAGTAGATTCTTGTGAACCAAGATTAGGATTATTGTTTATAGAAATAATCTTAGCTTTTCCAGATTGATTATCTTTAACTAATTTAAGTCCATAATTCTTTCTACTCTCCCAATAGTTTTTATGTTGATAAAACATATCAGGAGTTTTGTTTCCAACATTAAAATCTTTCTTTTGATTCTCATCAGAATAATATGTAGATAACAGACTGCCATACATATATTTTAAAATATCTAAATCTTTAAACTCAGGATTTAATAATTTAACTTTATCTATTAAATCAGATACTTTATAAGTATCAGAAGAATTAATATACTTATTAATAAAATCTTTTAATTTTTGAATTTTATCTTTAGTTAAAACAAAGTTATTATCTTCATTGGTTTGAGTAGAAGTATTAATCATCTTATATTGATTATTACCGTTTACTTCCATCATACCTATTCCAGGAATAGATTGAATCTCTTGTTGAATAACCCCTTCACCAGATTTGTTATGAATACTATTAGCAATCCTAGAATTATCCATAACAATAACTCCACCTGCATTTAAAACTCTTTTAATTTGTTCTAATGTTTTAGTTTTATTTTCTGGAGTTAATTGTTTATTACCATTAATACTTACAAATGCAATAGTATCTTTAGTTGGATTAATGCTTTCATTAGTTGGAACATTACCTTGAGCATCATTTAAATAAGCTTCAGTAGACGATCCTTTAATACCATACCCAATGTATGCATTAACTATATTCGCTTTACCTTGGTCTTTTCTAAGCAAACTAGCATATATTCCTGGCTTACCTTTAAGTGTAAATCCTACTTTAGTAGAAGTATCTTCACTTGGTTTATTACCCCAATCATACTTATTGATTAAATAATCTAAAGCTGTAGCATGAGATGGTTCTCCTAACTCTTTGTAATATAGAATTGGTTTACCTTTTAGTACTCCAGATTGCAACTGTGCTCTAATCCAATTAGCTCTAATATCACTTGAGTTAATTACCCAATCAATATATCTTTCAACAGCTTCTTGTATAGTTTCTGTTTGAATAAGTCCTTGTGTTTTACCAGCAGGATCATGACTAAAAGGATTACCAAAATGTTCATTAGAATTATATATTCTTGTAGCTACAACACCATTAGGTGTAATAGCTTTAGTTACTCCTTTTAAATTACTCCAAGATGTAATAACTACATTTGTAGATTTAGTTTTGTTACCTAACTGAGAATATATTTCATTACTTTCACTTGGTTTAATTTCTGGTTTAGTATTTGTATTACCTTGATTTAATCCAGATTCAATAATAGATACTATTTGTTCTTCTGTACTACCTGTAGGAGTATATACAGGTACAAATGGATATTGACCACTATAGTTACCAAATGAACCTCCTTGTTTAATAGGAGTGATTACATTGTCTTGTAATTCTTTATATAACTCTTCAGATTTATCTTTAAAATAAGCAATAAACTCATCAAATGAATTATATGCAATACGTTGTACATTTCTTCTAGTCTCTGGATCTCTAACCCAAACAGTATTCCAAGAACCTACTATTTCACGAGTAATATCTACAGGACGTGCTTCTTCATTTACTTCACTAAGTAATCCTTCTGCTTTAGCATTAACTCTGTTTACCGTACCATTAAACCAAGAATTAATATTCTTTTTATTATATGATTTGACTCTTTCTAAATGCTTATATACTTCATTAAAGTAATTATAGTTAGCAAGTAAATTAAACAATGCTTCATTCATTCCTCTTGATACTTCTTCTACTCTATCTAATCCCATCATAGAAGCATCATGTATTCCTAATACTTGTTGGTTTAGTTTAAGTAGTTGTTGTATTACATGACTATCAGCATTATGTGTAGAAGTAATTGGTGCTCTTACACTCATAGCAGCAATAATCATATCTTTAGCATAAGCAGAAGCAGATTGAGGTACATGAATTTCTATTTCGTTATCAGTACCTTCATTGATAATATAAGACTCAAATACATTTCCTTGTTCATCTAATCCCATCATAGTCATTGGTTTAGAATCTTTAGGACTGTTTATTTGTACTTTATAATCTGCTTTACCTTGTTTAGCTGATTCAGGTTTCCATAATTGAAGTCTCTGTTCTTTAATATCTTCAGCATTGAATATAGCAATATCAGGCATTAGAGGTTGTAACTCTAAAAGAATATTATCAATATCTTCCGCAGTAATAGTAATACCTTGTTTAACTAACTCATCTATTTTTCTTTCAAACTCATGTTTGAATATTTTATTAGTTAATTGATAAACATTGTTTACTAACTTTCTATTCTCTAATAATCTAGCAAATACAGTTTTAACTGCATTATCAATTACAGGAGTATAAGTAGCTATTACACTATTTCTAAGTATAGTTTTTTGTGGTTTAGTTAATTGCCAGTTTAGTAAGAATGTTTTCTTATTAGGAGCTTTAGTATATTCAGTTAATAGATTAATTGGTAAACCAATACTATTAAATAAGTTAGCATGTAATTCTTTTACAGCATCTAATTGAGTTACTTCATCTTCTATTTTAGATATTGCTAATAATTTATTATTAATATCAAATAATACTTTACTTGCTACATTAGCAGCAATTTTAATAGTTGAACCACCAAAGATAAATACTGTAGTAGGATTCTTAGCAAATCCTCTATCAATAATACCTACAAGATTATGAACTGCATTTAACCATACTTGAGGTTCTATTCTATTAGGATGTGCATCCATAATAGCAATACGTTGTTGTAACGGAGTTCGCACATCTTTTAAAAATCTATTTTTACCTTCTCTAATTATTAAAGGTAATGTTTCATTTAATTCAGATATATATATATTAATATATCTTGCGACAATCTTATACATATCATTAGTATCAGGGTTGTTTTTAACAAAATCTAAGTAGGATTCTCCTGTAATAGATACACCTCCTGCTTGTAATTCTTCAATATGTACAGCTACAGGTTTTCCTTCAAAAAAAGTTTGTTTTACTCCAGACATCATAATTAATGAGATAAGAGGACCATTAGTAATACCATCAATCTCTCTCATTAGTGTAGTTGTAAATGTATCTCCAATAGTTGAATGATACTCAGACAATGCAGCTAATACAGCCATAGTATGATACTTCTCACCACCAGCATGTATAGCTTGTACAATAGTATCTTTCTCTTCTTCAGTAAGAGTATCTTCATTAATTAAATTTAATACAGGAATATGTTTTTCATATATTTCAATAAAAGAATCCTGTATTTCAGCATCAGTCATTTGAGAAGGTTTCTTTTTAAATCCTTCTATAACAGCTTGCATAAACTGTTTAAATACTGGATCTGAATAATCTTTTTTAACTTCACCTTTCCATAATGATCTAGTCCATCTAACTAATTTATTAGTTTGTGGATGTCCTGAACCAACTCCTTGGTATCTGCCTTGATACATTTTTTTATAATAGAAATAAACTACTGCACCTAAACTATTTAATTCTTTCCAAGAATCAAGCATAGACATTGTAGAAGACAATAATCCTTTATTAGATTCAATATTACCAATATGATCTTCAGCATCTAATTTCTTTTCAAAATTAATCTCTTTAAGAAACTCATCGCCTAATTTATTAGCTAAATCATTAGCAGCAGTTCTATTGTCAAATGCTGACTTAGCACCATTCAATGCAGCTTTTCTATCATCTTTAGCATACTGAGTTCTTGAATTACCAAATGTAAGTATTCCATTTCTTTCTCCAAGCATCTGTAATAACTTAGATCTTTCCCAAGGAGTAGCAGAATATTCTGTTTCAACTAATTCAATACTGAATATATCTTGTATTTCTTTATTACCTGGTCTAACTTTATCAAACAACTCTCTTACATGTTTAACTAATATTGGTTCATTGTTTTTAGCTAAATCAGATTTAATTCTTACAAATATAGTTGCATCTTTTAATATAGAAGATTCACTTGTGTAACCTCTACTGACAGTATCTTCTCCAGTCATAAATGCATTCATAGAAGCTTGTGGAATACCTTTATATTCTACATAACCCATTCTCTCTAAAGTATCAATAGCACTTAATCCTAATGCTGTTTCAAACTTAGGAAACATCTCTTTAGGAATATAATCATTTGGTTTAAAACCCATATAATTAACAATAGAGCCTGACATTTGATTAGCTACATAACCTCTTACCAATCCCATAGTAGATAATGCAGCCATAGCTTCATCACTTGGAGCAGTAGCTTCTTCTTTACCAAGCATGTGAAGAGTCATTTCTCTTTCAGTATAGAGAGTTTTAGTTCCTGTATTAATCATCCAACTTAAAGCATGTAATGCTAATTGAGCAGTGATATTTCTATCTATTACTTCATCATCATTATGTAAAAGTAATGAAGGATTAGATTCTACATTCAATAATACTTTAGCAAATTTATTTATAAATCTTGTTACATCAGAATTACCTTCAAAGTGTTTAAGCAAAGCTTCTACATTTAAATCTACTTCTGAATTATCTTTGTTAAATACTGCTAACTGTGCTTGAATATCTTTACTAAACTTTTTACCTACTTCAGAAGTAAATTTCTTTCTATCAATAGTGTCTGATATTTTGGTATTAGCTTTAACATATTCATTATGAAATTGTTCTACAAACTCAGCAATAGTATCTATAGCAACTTTACCTTCAATAGATTTAAGTTGACTAATAATATGAACATTATTCTCTAAGTTTCTAAATAAGTCTGGGTACTTAGTAAATACTGTTTCTTTAGTAGAATCTTTTAGTAAACCAAGGGCTTTAGAATAAAGTCTTCCTACACCTGCTGTATTGACAAATTTATTAAATAAATAATATTTAATAGGTAATTCTTTATTTTTAGAATCTACAACAGTTTCTAATGGCACAAGATTTGTTACATTTTTAATAGGTGATTCTACTTTTATAAAAGGAATATATTTTTTACTTCCTTTTATTGTAAAAAATAATCTGAATTTACCACCTTTACTATTTAATTTTTCTTTAAAGAATTCAGGATTAACATCAGGATTAGCTTCTTGAGTATCAGTTTTAGCATTAGCTAATTCATTAAGTCTTTTGTCTTGCCATTCTAAGAATTTATTATTAGCTTCTTCTCTACCAAGTTCTAAACCAAACAAATAATCTTTATTAGTGTTATCTTTAATAGTTTTGTCATTAATACCTGGAAGAATGTAATTCTCCATCTTATCTTTAACATCTGATAGAGATAAATCTGTTTTAAATAAGTGTGTAAGAATCTTACTAGCCATTTCAATTGGATTAGTTGTAGCTATTTTATTTGCTTTAATTAAACCAATGATATTATTAAATATACTTTGCAGTTGCTTCGCTGTTAATGGTTCTACATTAGACTCTTCATCTTGTATTTCTTCTTGATATGAATCATACATAGACTGAAATTCTTCATCAGTTATAGGAGGTATTTCAGATTCATCTTGTAATGTATCTTGTTCTGATTGAGTAGTTTCTTCTGTAACAGTAGAATTATCTTCTACTGGTTTAGCTTCTTCAGTAGGTGTTACTTCTTCTGTTGATGTTTCTAAAGTAAGTTTTTCTTTTAAACTAGCTAATTTATTTTTTAATTCTTCTTTTGTTTTTACATACAATTCTACTTCTTCAGCAGTGTTTGTTTGTTTACCAAAGCTTTCATTTGCTGAAATTTGTTCCTGTACATTTATAATTTCTACTTCAGTATCAGATGCAAAATCTGATTCTTTTAATGAAGATACTATTTCATCAAGCATATCAACATATAATTGTTGATTATTTTTTACAGATTCTTCAGATATACTCATTTGTATTCTAGTATCTGTAACCCATAAAATGTATGTATTAATTAAATCTTGTTTAGTTAATTCCCCTTTATTAGCTTTTTTTCTTAAACGTAAAATTTCATTTTCTAAATCTAGTAATGAAACTCTTTCTCCTCTATATATAGCTTTGAATGTCTTTAATCCAGATAAAATATCTACAAGAATGTATGCTTTTAAACCAGCAAGTTCTTTTTTTAATTTAGAAAAGATAGACTCTTCTTTAGATTTAGTTTCAGTTTTAATTTTTGAAATAACCCAACCATCTCCAATCCAATTTTCAATATTATGTATGTTTCCACCATCTTCAGTACGCCATACAGTATTTAAGTAATCATCTTTAATTTCTTGTACAACAATAGTTCTAGTACCTTTGGAGTTCGTTAAAGTGTGTGTTGGGGTAAACTTATCCTTATTTTTATTTGGGTTGCTTGGTTCAGTAGTATTAGAAGGTTGTTCTTCATTAAATCTATTAGCTAAATCCTCTTCAGTTTGTACAGTAGAATTATCTTCTTCTGATACTACAGGAGTAGTAACTACTTCAGTATCAAGTAAATGACTCATAGCATCAGGTAAATCTTCTTTACCAAACTTAGCACTAGCTTCATCTTTTAAAGCATGAAAAGCTATTTGCATAGCTTTAGCTTCTAAAGTAACTTGTTCAGTTAAATTACCAAATTTTAATTTACCATTCTTTTTAGAGATTTTATATTCTCTAGCATTACCTTCAATATCTACTACATTTTTAGATTTAGCCCAAGTATTTAAATCAACTAAAGCATCTATAGCTTGCTGTGAATCAACACCATGTTTAATAATTGCTTGATTTACTTTAGTTAATTCTATTTGTTTCTCAGAATGATAATTAATCCATTTACCAAAATCATTTAAAGCAGTTTTAGTAGCAGCTTTAGAGCTTAGTTTATCACTATCCATTGCTGCCATAATAAGTAATTGATGTTCTTTAATAGCAGGTTTATCACCAGTACCCTCAAATACTTCTTTAATTACTTGATTAAATATTCCAGGAACTTTTTTAAGCTTATCTTCTAATTGCGAATAAACACCTCTTAATTTCAATGTAGTAGTAGCTCTAGCAGCTTTAATTTTATCAGTGGTATCTTTACTTGCTTTTATTAAATCTTCAGTAGGAACAGATTTCTTATTTTCAGGGGTTAATTCTTCAGGAGCTACTGAACCATAATTACTTTTAATTAATAAATTAATATCTTCCTTATTAGTCATATCAGTATTGTTTACTATGTGACTTTCTAAATTAGCTAATGTACGTTGAACTCTATTAAGATGTTCTTGAGCTTTCTCTTCAGTTATATTACCTGTACTAGCAGCAACAACCCAATACCCATTTAAAGACACATTTACAGCATTTCTATATTCTTCTTTAGTAGTAGTGTCTTTTAGATCTACTTTACCTGCTTCATTAACAATCCTAGCAGTATGCTCTAATAATAATGTTGGTTCAATTTTAGATATTACTTCAGGATCTTTAGATGTAAGCTTATTAGCTTCTTTATCTATTGCTTGAATACTAGCAGTAGCTAATGGAGATAACTTACTTGTATGAATATTATCTGCAATTAAATTAGGATCATCTTTAGTAGTAGATTGTTGATATAATTTATCTAATTTAGGTTGTAGTTCTTCTTTACGAGTTTCAAAACTTGTAGGATCTTTCTTTTGTAATTGTTCTAATACATCTATCTGAACATCATTTGATACTTTAGAACCAACTACTTTAGTAATATGTTCATTTAAATCAGTATCACTATCCATTCCTTTAATAGCTTGATAATCCTCTACAGAAGAATATTTAGTAGCTTTAGTTACTTCATCATGTATTTCATTTATTGGTTTATCTTTAATATCAATACCTAAATCAGTAGCTGCTTTAACTAATGAATCATTCATTTCAGGTGAAGGAGTATCTACACTGTTATATGAATTTAAAGCATCTGTAGCATCTTTCATTGGATTAGCTGTAGCTTTAGCTAACTCTTCTTGTTTTGCTTCTCTACGAGCATTTAAAGATGATTTAAGAGCATCTAATGAAGTATGTGATGCAGTCATTCCTCCACCTAATATACCTCCAGAAACAGTACCTTCAGCAGCAGAATATCCTGCTCCTTCTAATAAATTAGCTTTCTCTCTAGCTACGTTAGTAAGAATAGTTTCTGCTGGAGATTGTAATCCTTCTTCAATACTCTCACTTCCAACAGATACTAATGTTTTAGTTAGTGCTCCTTTAAGAGTTTCTTTAGCTGCATTAGAAGCATCTTTAGTTACAAACTTAGTAATAGCATCACCTAAAGGAGAATGCCCCAAACCAAGATTAATTAAACTAACTGCTGCACCTGCTGCAATAGAAGGTAATGCTGCTTTAGTTGATTTAACACCTTCATCTATTAATCCTTGATAATCTGAACCAGCAGATATAATACCTTCTGATAATGCACTAGCTCCTAATATTCTACCTTTGTTAGCTTTATATGCAGTAGCTAATACATCTTTAGCACCTACATCAGTAATAGTTAAACCAGCTTCTTTAAGAGCTGTTTCAGCTACTTTACCAGCAACTCTTTTAGCTGCTGCTCCCATTAAGAAGAAGTCAGGAATACTTTCAGCAACAGCATCAATAGCATACTTAGGATGATCTCCCATAAACTTCATTGATAAACCAAACTCTTCACCAAAAGATAATTCATCCCCTTTAGTTCTTATAGCATCAGCTTTACGTTTAGCATATTCAACTTCATTAGCAACAGCTTCATTACTTTGCAGTGTTTCTTTAATAGTTTTAGCTGCTCTATTAGGATCAAATCCTACTCTAAATCCATCTGTAAAGGGAATCTCTACCCCATCAGCTAATGCTTTTGTATAAGATAACGGTTCATTTAAATCAGCTCCTAACTTGTTAGCAATAGCTGTTACAGCACCAGAACCCATATCAATTAATTCAGCAGGTAAACCAGTTAAACCAACAGTTCTACTTGCAATGTTAGTAGCTATATCTCCTACATCTTGCATTACAGCATTTTTATTTAAACTATCTTTAAGTTTTTGAATTGAGTTATATTTCTGGTTATATCCTGTATTTAATTCAGGGGTATTAATTTCACTTAATAAACTATCCTGTGAACCATCTAATCTAATATCAGTTAATCCTCTATGAAATATATCTTCACCCCAAGTATTTAACTCAATACCTTTCTTACCTTTTAGAGCATTATTTAATCTTTGTTTAGCTTCTTCCCCTTTAGCAAAGATCATTTCATTAGTAATATCTTCTGGGTTAGCTTTAGTAAAATCAAACCATTTATCTTTATTAGTTTGTTCTAATAAATACTGTCTTTGTCTTGCTAATTTCTTTTGAGTATCTTCTTTAGCAGTAAATATATCCCCATGATTAGTTTCATAAGGATCTATTGAATAACCTGACTTATCAAACTGTAGTCTAAACTGTTCACCTGTATCTTTCTTATGTACAGTATCACCATCAACTACTTCAAGATTATCATAGTCAACATATTGCTTACCTAAAGCTACTTTCTTTTGGTTAAGCTTATCTAACAGTTCATTAGCTTTATTAGAAGCATCATCTGGTAATAATGAATTGAATGATAATAATGGATTATCTGATAGTAAAGATGGCATATTTAGTCCTTAATAGTGGTTTTACTTAGTATATCTGATTATTCTTGGTTTGCTGTTAAAGCTTTTATAAATTTTTCACTATTAAAATCTTTATCTCCAAATACTGAGCCATAATCACTTCTATTTAATTGCCCTACAACACTTCCTAATCCTAAACCTTGTGCAATCTTTTTTCCTGTAGGAGTTTTTAATGCAGCTAATAGTCCTTTCTTAGCTCCTTGTGCTCCTACAGCACTTGTACCGCCTGAAGGAATACTTGCAGCTAATCCAGCAGCATCTAAACCAGCAAATAAATAATCTAAAGTTTCTGCTGGTTTTTGTATAGCTCCTACAGCAGACTGTTGTACTTGCTTATATCTATCAGGATTATCTTGAGCAGATAATAATTGTTCATATACTTGTTGTTTAGCAGCATCTCTATCTGCTGTACCAATCCAATCAGTAGATACTCCTAATGTAGCAGCTTCAGCATCTTTTAAAGGATCTTTAGTCATCATACGTTTAAGTTTTTCTTCTGCTAAATCAGACTTGTTACCATTTGCCATTTGTTTCATTAGTAAAGTCTCTAAAACATTACCTTGTTTCTCTTCCATATTCATTCCAGAAGCATCACCAACTCCTTTCATTATCTCAGCAAGAATTCTTGGATCATACCCTTGTTTAATTCCTTCAGTTGTATATCCACCTTTATCTAAAGATTTTCTTAATTCCATCCCAGGAGTATCAGCAGTAATTGGTTTACCGTTATCATCGTAAAATTTACCATTTAAAGATGGTTTATCTACTATATAGTTTTGTAATGTTGCTAAAGCATTCTTTCTATCAGATTCATCTTGTTGCTCTTTTCTAGCTTTATACTCTAATGAACCCATATTCAACATACCTTCTTGAAGCTTTTGTCTATTCAAAGCATCTATCATAGGTTGTTGTTGTTGCTTCTGCATCATCTCTAAATAAGGAGCTAAGTTAGCTGCTTGTACTTGATTATATCCAAAGTCCATAATTAATATCCCATACGTATTAAGTTATCTAACTGCTTGTAGTTAGGATTGTTAGCAGTAAATCCTAGAGGATTTGATTTAGTTTGAATCTTGTTATTCATATCTACAAACTGGTTATTAGCTTGTAAATTTGTACCTGCTTGTCTTAAAGAATCCATACTTACATTTAATCTAGCTCCTTGGTTATCAACTACAGGGACACCATTAATAGTTCCTCCTCTAGGCACTCCTTCCATAGGAGTATTACCAAAACTCATAGGAGACATAGATTGTTGATTACCAAAATTCATTGACTGTGGAGTATATGCTACAGCTTTTTGATATTCAGGAGTAAAACTACCTTTACTTCTTGAATTAGCTCCTCTAGCAATACCTGCTGTTAATCTGTTGTTATAATCAATAGCAGCATTCTGTGAATTAGCTCCTTGCATTCCCATAGCATTATTAGCAGATTGTTCTAAATACTGTTGTATAAAATTACTTTTACCATCATCAGGATTATTAGCAGGTTTTAATATAGGAGCTTGTACTTCTGTATTTTGATTAGAACCAAAAGGATTATTCATATCAATTGGTGGAGCTTCTTTAGGAGCAAAACTACCCATAAAATCCATTGGATTATTGTGAATACTTAATTGATTATTTGATACACTAAAATCTTTACTAAACGGATTCATTTGAGATCCATTTGTAGCATTAGCTATCTTTTGTTCACGCAAAGAATTAAATGCATTTTTATACTCGTTTGGATCTGTAAACCCAAATTGTTTGATCTGATCTAAATACTGCTTTGAATAAGCCATAATAAATTCCTTAATTAGTTATTAAACATTGGTTTTTTGTATTTATCACCTATGTTAATAAAAGGTTCTATAAATACTTTTGGTTTATATACTCCAGTAAGAGCATTATTAGTGTGACTATCTCTATCGTTATAAAGATTAGATTTATTACCTTGAGTAAGCATTACTATCTCTTTACTTATTCTAGCTTGATTCTTGAGAAATACTGGTTCAGTACCATCACTTTTTTTTCTTGGTATTACCCTGTATGCTGCTACATTAACAGCCACTGTTATATCATCTTTAAACTGCTTATATTCATCAGTTTCTAAATCAGTATAGAAAGATAAATATTCTTTTAATTTAGCTTCTCTGTCTACTTTAGCTATCCAAGGATCAGGTGTTTCTACTAGATAAGGATCTATTTGTTTATCCTCAAATTCAGCAAATATAGCAATATTAAGACTATCATAATACACTCTTTCAACTACTCTTATGTTATATATTGAATTATAAAAGTAACTATTAGTTCTTATTTTATGATCAAATAAAGGAATTATAAATCCAGATAAATCATCTAATAAAGCAGTTATACATGTATTCTGTTGTTTTTGATATACAGCATCTGGATCAATATTTTCAGTATTATAAAGGTCTATTCCCCATATAAGATCTTTAACAGGTCTTAATGTAATACCTGGTCTAAGTATATTCTTAAGTTTTAAACCATGAATAGATAGCTTAGTATATTGTTTTTTACTGGTTTGTAAGAATATCTCTAACACAGAAGTATCATAATATATAGAATCACCATGCACTCCAAATTCAAATGAATTACTTCCAGGAGATCCACCTAAATTTAAATTCTGACTAATCTGCTGATTAATATTATTGTACTTAACTTCTACTTTAGTACCTTCAATAATTTCAGTTTTAGCAAATCCTATCCTACCTAGTACACCATCAATAGTTTCTGAGTCAATAAAATTAAATATTATCTGTGATTCATAATCAAAACTCTTTATACTGATAATATTTTCTAATAATTGAGTATAGGGGTTAGTTAAATATGAGTTAGTTTGATCGTTCTTATACGCATCAAAAACTTCTTTAGTTATTGTAGATAAAGAATTTGCCCATTTAAAAAATTCATATAAATAATGAATAGAAGCGTGTTCTTTAGTATTTAGAGCAATACCTTGAGTAAAGTATATTTCTTTTATATTGTTAGAGTTATGTTTAGTAAACTCATCAGTTAAAGTATAAACACTAATATATAAATTTCTTAATAATTCTTCTATTAAAATATTAGCAGGATCATTAGGTAAATCTCTTACAGTTAATCCTCTTTGTTTAATACCTTGACTAGGATGAAACTCTATATCTAAAGGAGTTAAACCAAGTAATGATTGTAAATAAGTACTATCTTCAGACGTAATGTAAACTGGAACATAGTTACCTACAGCATTTTGTACTTCATAAATTACATGAAAATCTTCTGTAGAAGGAATAGTGATTTCTTCTTCAAAAGTATTATAGTAAATTAATACTTTAGTAGAATCTACTACATTAATAGCGTGAGAAGAATACTGTAATCCATTATAAGGTTTATTAAAACCATAAAATACAGCATGACCATACTTATTTAAAGTATGCCTAGCTACATAAAATGAAGAGTACGGTTTACATAATTGTATAGAAGTAATTCTTGAAACTACAGGTAAAGCCATAAATGCTATTTGAGCATTAACTTTTGCTGTAGCAGCATCTAGTAAGATTTCATTAGGTGTAGTTGGATTATTATTGTAATTTTCTTGAGCAATATCTTTTAAAGTAGCAAATTCCACTAAAACATTACTTTGTTTGGCTCTAGTATATTGTTCTAATTCTTCTAATAATATAGTCTTATTTATATTAGTAGATTTATAGTAAGATTTAAATAATCCACCTAATAATTTAGCTTTAGCAATTTCTTTAGTTCTTTCTACTTTGAACCCATATCTAGTATTAGCTGCATGAATTAATGATTCTGTAACATCAAAGCCATTAGTATTTTTAAGTAAAGCATCCTTCCATGGATCTCTTACATTATTGCATAAGTTGATTCCAGTTAATTTACTTAACGGATATACATCTTCGTAATAAGGCATTATGGTGAAGTGAATGTAACAATTTCATTATAATCATTAATCGCAGTAAGAGCATCAGTAGCAGCAGAACCTATAGCACTTTCATCAAATGCAGATTCTAAATCTAATGAATGTGCTATAGCAGTATTCCATGAACCAACCATAATAGAAAGTATTTCCGCAAAAGCTCTACCTTTCATAGCAGCTTGTTCAGCAGCTACTTTATAAGCTTGTGCTCTATTCAGCTCGGCTTGAGTACCTTTAACTTTAACATCCATTGCTTTCCCAGCGACATCTTCTTTCATAGCTTTAATTTGCTCAGTAATTAACTCGGTTTGTTTACCTAAGTTAGTTCCTTCAATAACTAAATTATCTCCTTGTAATTCTAATAATCTTTCTTGCCAAATAAGATTTTCATTCTCTCTTAATAACTTAACTATTTGAGCATCCATTAATTCAGACTGTTTAGGGATTAAATTAGTTTCACCTAATAATTTAGCAGTTTGTTGATCTATTTGAGCACCTTGTTTAGGGGTATTTAATGCATCTAAGCCAAGATTATACGTTTGTTGTGTGGTGTAAGATGTACCAGCATTCTCTTTAGCAACTTGAGCATCAATCAAATTACCTTGCTTAGGTATGATAACTGTTTCTGCTACTAGTTTAAGTAAGTTCTGATCCAGAATTACACCTTCTTTAGGTATGTTTACTGCATCTAAAGTAAGGTTGTAAGTTTGTTGTGTTGTATTAGCTGTGTTTGCAATTTCTTTATTTACTTGTGCATCTATTAAGTTTCCTTGCTTAGGTAATAGATTTGTTTCACCAATTAACTTAAGCAAGTCTTGATCTAATATAGCTCCTTGTTTAGGGATATTATTCGCATCTAAAGCAGCATTTTCAGTTTGCTGAACAACTAAATTAGTACCAGCATTCTCTTTACCTGTTTGAGCTAGAATTAATTTCCTTTGATCAGCACCAAGTAGAAGTAGTACAACTTCATGTAAAGTCAATCCCAATGCTTTAAGATATATGTCAGCAGCTTCTTTACCTGTAACTTTATTTCTAACAAGTTGTCCGTCAATTTTAGCTTCAATACTTTGCATTATTGGGGTAAATAAACACATTACCTCTTCAGCATCTACTTGTCTATCCAAATGAGCCATAATTATTCCTTAGTCAATGCTATGATTAGCTCTTTGAGTAGCAGCTAGTTCTTCTAGTTCTTTTTTAGTTAATGGTTCAAGTTCTACAACATTAAACTCTTTAACCCATTTTCGTTTACTAATTTTTTTACCATTAACAGTTTCTTCATAATGATGTTGATACAGTTTCTCTTTAAGCAAATCAATAATGATTTTAGGTAAATGCCATGATTCTACATTAAATGGAACAAACACTTTAATAGCACCAATAAAATTATTACCTGCTTCAAATATCTCACCATCATAAGATTGTTTAGCAGGATTTAAACAATTTATTTTTTGAAGACTTCTTATATCAGATTCTTTTCTTAATCTAGCTTTCTTCTGTCCTAATGTTTCTTGTCCTTTGGGTACTTCAATTTCTTCTACTGCACCACCCGTATAAGATTCAATTTTAGCTTTTAACTTCTCTACACCAATATTAGCATGGTATGAAACTCCCATTAAATCAGCTTTTTGTTTAAGGGATTCTAATTCAGTTTTAATACTCATTTTATATTCTCATTATTATTTTAGAAGACAACACTTCTATTTATAGGCAAAGGGAGTAAGCATAGCCTACTCCCTGACTTACAATTTACAGCTTACATCTCTGCTACAGTAAGCATGAGAGCTATACGTTCGCTTCTAAGTACCATAAAACCATACCACCATTGGATAGACTCAATACCAATTTTACCATAAGGATCTTGAGTAATACCCATAGCAGCAGGAGAACCTGGTTTATGATGCTGAATATCAAACTTAGAACCTTTACCACCAGTTTTAAAACCAATAGTAGTAAATGATTTATCGCCAACTACCAACATAGGATATACATCATATTTGTTAGCAGTAGTTCTATAACCAGCATTAGTTGATACAGCAGCACCCTCACCAGCCCAATATAACATCTCTTGAACTACGATAATACGGAAGTTATCAATAGAACCTAACTCATTTTTCATAATAGTAGTTTGACCACCGTAATGACGAGCTTCAATCAATGCTTGATTACCAAAGTTATCAACCATACGTTTCAGAGTAGGTACTAAAGCAGGAGATACATACATAAATCTAGCAGCATTAATGGTAAGAGTATCTTCCATTCTATCTCCAGTGATTACAGTAGTATTCATTGGACAACGGTTAGTATCCAAAGATAATGCTAATGCTACAAAGTCATCATAAGTAACAGCAGATACTGAACCAGTTTCACCTGAAATAGTAGCTTTACTTGTAGCAGAACCACCATAACGAATAACACCAGCAGATGCAAGAATATCCATTTGCAACATATCTTCACACAACTCGTTTGCACCAAAAATCATCTCACGATGAACATGCATATCTA